AGGTTCGGATACAGGTACTGATTCTGGATTTACTATATTTTCTCGATTATTATTAGAAGAAGATTGTAATGAAGGGATAGAAGATATTGTTGATACGCTTGATTCAGATACAGGTTCGGATACAGGTTCGGATACAGGTACTGATTCTGGATTTACTATATTTTCTCGATTATTATTAGAAGAAGATTGTAATGAAGGGATAGAAGATATTGTTGATACGCTTGATTCAGATTTTGTTCCTGATGCCTCATCTAAATTAATATTAATTCTTTCTAATCCAGGATATGCAATAATAAGTGTCTGTATAAGAGGTTGAAGAATAGTATATCCAAATGATTCCATATCTTCCAAGTTTTTTTTCTCGATATAATTCTGTAATATATAATTATATACTTCATTCTGATATTCTCCAATTTCTGTCAAATATAAACTAAAAGAATGTTCAACTTGTTCTAATTGAATAGGACCACCATTCATCTTTGTATCTGGAAATAAATATGCAGGATATGTATTCTGTGGAGCAAATAAACTCGGATATATGCGAAATGGAAATGTATACGGATTTTCACCACGAACATAAGATACATATCCTGTCGCCTTTTGAATTAATAAATCCTCATTTATTAAATTATCATTATTATCAAATACTTCACTGCCTCGTATAATTGAACGTCTGTCATTCATATTCATCATATTCAATATCCAAATTATCTCTTTACAACTATTAAACATTGGAGTCGCAGTTAAAAAAAGCAATCTAATATTATTAGCATGTTTAACTAATCGCTGAAATGCTTTGGAAGCAACATTATCTTTACCATTTTTACCATCTTTAACATTTTTCATATTCTGTATTTCATCAATAATGATGAGACTATTATTAAACTCTCTTCGTAAATTGAACACAGAAATATCTGTTATATCATCACCAATCAGTTCATTTATTCTATGTGCAAACTTAACATAACCATAAAATCTATAATATTTTTTTATTAATCGGTTTATTTCCTTAATAATTGTTGAACGACTCACACGAATATTTGTAGGATTGACTTCATTAATCAGTTTTTGACCAATAATATTACTCATTGTCCAAGGTTGTGTATTGCTCAATTTTCTTTCATCAAATAGTTGGAGTTTGAAATTGTCGACAACATTAGGAGATGCTACTATTATAATTTTCTTCTTTACTCCTATTCGTTTAAGATAATCTCTCATTTCTTCTGCAATTCCAATAGAAGTCAAAGTCTTTCCACTTCCTAATCCATGAAATAATAATAGACTATTATAAGGTGTCTGAAAAGAGAGATAATTACGGACAAAGTTTTGATGAGGCGCCAATTCAAAATCAGCATTGATTATTTTATCTGCAAACTCATTGAAATTATTTTCATTTTGTTGTTGTTCTTCGACAATATCATGTAATGAACCATCATATTTTGTTTCTTGAAATTCTTTTTTTTCTGCAATTTTAGTATTAAAGTTTTTATCATTTAATGTTGGATATAAAAAATCCGGGGTTGGTTGTGTAACAGATTCTTCTCTTTCTAATGTTTCTTTTTGAATTAAGAAATCATTACATGCTTTTCCAAATTGATTATTTGAATCTTTACACGCCGTTTCAAGTTTTGCTAATTCTGGATTTACTACTTCTTCTTTCTCAGAAAATGATAGAGATGGTTCAATATGTTGTTCTTCTATCTGATTTTGAATAATTGGATTATTTATAGAAGTATTTGTTAGAGAATCTGTATCCGTCTTTATAGGTATAGGATTCGTTTCCTTTACATTTTGTGATACGAGAGATTCAGATTTATCTATTATTGGCATTTTTTCGAGAAAATTAGGTTCATCATCAATCAATAATTTTAATTTTTTAGTTTTATCTACATTTTTTTTCGGTTTTGTCTTTTTTGCAAGTTTTTTTGTAGGGGGGTTTCTAGGCTTATTTGTATTAGTATTTATATTTTGATATACATTTGAAATTGGAGGAATAATAGGAGAAACTGATTGTGTTTGTTGAATAATATTATCTTCTTGTATTGGTACTTGTACTTCTTGTTGATTAGCTTCTGAAATTATTTTGTCATTAGATACAGATTTTGAAGATGTGCTATCAGATTGAATAATTAATTGTTTTTTCTTCTTTGTCTGTTTTTTTTTAATAGGAATAATAGGAGACAATACAGAGAAGTTCGAATTGATATTAGATACCGGTTCTACTTGAGAATATCTCGATATTATAGGCGTAGTTTCAGATTGAATAATTAATTGCTTCTTTTTTGTTTGTTTTTTTTTAGGAAAATATTCAGATTCAGATGTTGATATATTATTCATTTATAATTATATTATAAAATATAATTATAAATATCTTACAATGAAAACGAAATTATTCACATAATATTAATGATTTAATTGAATCATTTATTTTCTGTAAAACTATTTTTTTCTCTAAATGATATGGTCTAATAGACTGAATACATTCATCGAATGTTTTCCATTCTAATTTACTAACTTCTGTTCGTTGAAATTGAAAATGAAGTGTCGATAAATCAGTGATATCATTATTACCTGTTTTAGGTTTATAAAGAGCAATAAAATATTTGTGTTTATAAAACTTGTGATTTGAACCAATAAACAATTCTTCATATGGTATAATATTATCTATCAACTGAATATGCTGAAGTTCTATACCGGTTTCTTCGACACATTCTCTTAACGCACAATCGACATCTTTTTCTTGATAATTTTTACGACCTTTTGGAAACTCCCATTCTGTTTCTTCCCAATTTGTTGTACTATTTTTTATCATATCATTGAGACAATATGTTTCACCATTAAATAATACACCTTTTGTTAATAAATCGAACTTAATACTTGAATGATTAGCTTCATTTTTATATAATGAATTAACTGTTGTTTTACCCCACATATTTTTCCATAATTCATCAAACGAATATTTTAATATATTGTCTTTTTCTACTATCGACATTTCATCAATTTTCTTCTGAACTTGATATATGTTATTTACATTATATTTTCCACGTATAAAATCAATATATCCAAAACTATCTTTTCTCCGAATCATCAAAAAATATGGTTGTTCTTCGACAAATTGTATTAATATAATACCGCAACTAATAATAGGCAATTTACATTGATGTAATAAATGACCTATTTTTGAACAATTATTACACAAAAATGATTTATTCATTATATAACTTACATAATACTCTTTTATTTTTTAAATCATAATTAATTATATGAATCACATATAAGAAGCGTTGTGATAATAAGTTTAATGTGTATTATTATATTATTATGCCAAAAAAAATAAATAATACATTTACTTCGACATTAGAACCAGTAGTATGGGGTCCTCATTATTGGTTTTTTATACATACTATTGCAATATGTTATCCAATTCATCCAAATACAATTACTAAAAAAAAATACTACGAGTTTATTCATAATTTACCACTATTTATTCCGAATGAAAATATTTCAAAACATTTTTCAAAATTATTAGATAAATATCCGGTTACTCCATATTTAGATAATAGAGATTCATTTATTAAATGGACTCATTTTATACACAATAAAATCAATCAAAAAATTGATAAACCCAAAATATCATTAGAACAGTTTTATATTCAATATTATCAACATTATAAATCCAATAATGTCAAAATTGTCGAATATATTCAAATACGAAGACATATTGCGTATATAATTTTACTTGTTATATTAGGAGTAATAATATATTATGTTCATTATAAATAATATAATTATATATAATAATGAAGAATGGTGGAACTGTAATTGAATCAGGTGGTTTTGGCTGTATATTTAAACCACAAATAAAATGTAATCCTAAATATATAATCGGAAATAATAATATATATGATAAAAATGGTATATCTAAAATAATGAGACAAAATAATGCGTTAGATGAATATACAGAACTCATCAAGTTTATTCCTATTTTAAAGACAATTCCAAATTATAATGATTATTTTCTCATATCACAATTTTCAATTTGTCGACCTAATAAACTCACAAAAGATGATTTGAAAAATTATGATGTTGTAAATTGTTCTTCATTAAAAAAAAAAGGTATAACGAAAAATAATATCAATCAACAATTAGACAAATTATTAACATTGAATATGCCTTATGGTGGTGTTGATTTGGATTGTTATATAAGTAAAATATTATATGAATATAATCATATTATAGTGTTTAATCATAAAATGATTGAATTACTTAATAATGCTATATTACCTATGAATAAAAGAGGCATATATCATTCTGATTTAAAAGCGAATAATATATTAGTGAATAATGAAAATCAACATTTACGATTTAGAATTATAGATTGGGGTCTATCGACAATATATTTTCCAGGTAAGAAATTAGAAAAATTAGATTCTGATGTCGAATACATAAATGATTGGAAATATATACCTCATGTATATAGAGATCGTCCTTTTCAATTTAATGTTCCATTTTCATGTATATTATTTTCTACTATTTTCAAAGAGATGTATGAAGATTTTCTTATGACAACTAAAGGTACAAAAAAAGAGTTGAATGATTTTATAGTAAAATTCGTTAAAACCCAAATCGACCATCGTGGTTCAGGACATTTATCTAATTTTAAATCTATTTTTCAAAAAATGTATGGAACTCCAGAATATTTCGACACAATAAAAAGTATAAATATGGGTATTATGAATAAACGCTCAAATAAAGAGGATATTAATTTAAAACATATTAAATATATTTATAATTATATTTTTGATATTTTGGTAAAGTTTACAAAAAATAAGAAGTTTGATGTTTTGGGATATTTAAATACGGTTTATATTAAGAACGTAGATATTTGGGGGTTTGTAATGTCATTTCTCCCATTAACAGAACGATTGATGCAATATGAAATGATAGAACCTTCTTCAAAAACGGATTTTTATAGAAGAATGATCCACAAAAGTATGAAACAATTGATATATATTTTATTGAAATATAGTTATTTACCTATTAATGTCGATAAAATAAATCAGGTTATTATTTTATTAAATATAAACTTACAAAAACTCAATGAAACTCCTGTATTATTACAAAAATTAAAAACACGACAAATACAATCTGTTAAGATACGTAGCAAAATACGTAGTATGCGTCGTTCATTTACACGTAAAATGAATAAAAATGAATAAAAATAATAACAATTATCGTCATTCCATATAAATTAATTATTTAATATTGATTTATATGGAATTATTGTGGAACTCCTAAATAAAATTAACGAGATGACCGTCTCTTTCGTGTATTATTTCGTAAACGACAAAATCGTCGAACCTTACCTTCTACCCATTTACAAGTTTTAGATATATCACTACTTTTACACATGACATGATTTCTTTTTGAACATACTGATTTACGACGACGAGTTGAACCACTTTTGCGAGCCATTATATAATAGTTCAATATAAATATTTGTAAATGCCTAAATAATGCTTAAATATTGCTTAAATAATGCCTAAATTAACCCATAAATATCCAACTATTATAGTGACCATCCATAAATGCCGACGTTTTATCTATATTACCATTGAACGATTTATATACTTCTTTTGAGTGTAAGAAACGACCTATATAACCTAAAATCATAATGATAATTATAACACTTATAAAACGCATATTTATTATTCGACTAAAAATTGTACCAATTAATATGTAAGATACTAGATTGAAAAATATTGTATAAATAAACGTATTTACTATAATTGCACCAGTTATAGAAGGAATATTTGCAATAAAGTCGCTCCATGACAATTTAGGATTTGTCGTATTCAAATATAATTTCGTAAACATTATTATTCATAAACATTATATTTATTTGAAATAATGTTTATGTATTGAAGACTAAATATGTTAGATAATTATATGAGACTCGAAATAATAATAATATTGATTACTGGTATATTCATCTATAATGTATATTATGACGGCAAACTTTTAAAGAAAATATATTCATATAAAAAATATTATACTATGGCTATTGTTGCGATTCTAGGTATATCAATATATCTCTTAATCAAACGAGACCCAATGCAAACAAAAAAAATACTGTTATATGCGAATAATATGGTAAAATATATGCCAGTTGATAGACAGACTATGAGTTTTATTAGTCCTATTATAGATTTTACCTGTCCAAAAGATAATAGTAAAGGTTTTATGATTGGAATGAATAAGACTCTTAATCCGCCTTCAACAAATACGATGATACCTAAAATACAACATGGTGGTGGCTGCGGCGCAACAAAACGGTCCGTTTCAGAGACTAAGAAAAAATATGTAGCATCACAACAAAATTGGAAATGTGGAGAATGTCATAAACAACTTAATCATACTTTTGAGATTGACCATCGTGTCAGATTAGAATATGGTGGAGGAAATAATGTCGAAAACTTGGTAGCATTATGTCGAAATTGTCATGGAGAAAAAACTGCTAGTGAAAATATGTAATATATCATAATATTTATATAATATATACTATTAATGGAAAAAGCGGTGAGTTCGAATAAAAATGATAATCCATCAATTTCGAAATCTAATCCTATATCCAATTCCAATTCCAATTCCAATTCCAAATCTGGAACAGAATCAAATACACATATTTTAAATGCTTTTAATTATAAAAATATAGTAGCTTATACAGAAAATCCAGTATTTACAAGCATAATGTATTTTATTTTATTAAGTATTTTTGTAATAATGTTATTTTCGACAACATATATCACCATATCATCAGTTATTACAATATATTATGTATATATATTATTAAAACAGATATATTATGTTTTAAATGATAAAAAAGGTACAACTAATATTATGTCATTTATTGTACCAGTTATATTAATCATTATTACAATATTATGTAATTATTATTTACCAAAATCATCCAAGTTTGTTCTAGGTAATAAGAATGAAGTAATCGACAGTATACAAGACCCTATTTATAATATTCTCTATATTTCATTAGCATATGGTATTTTTTTCGTATTTATGTTGATATATAACGCTTTCAGTAAATATGCTATCACATTATTAATTATATCTTTTTTAATTATCATTATATTCTCATTATATTATACAACATCATCTAGTTTTCAATCAAGTATAACAAAATATCAAGTAAATCAAAATCTCATAAATACACTAATTTTTACACCACTAGTATCATCTTGTTTATATATTGTTATAATAAGTATAACATATGGAGGAGATGCTCTTCTTAGTTTAATAAATAATTCGAAAAAAATTAAGGATACTACTTTTACGAATAATTTTACACGCATTACACCTTTACCAACACCAGGTTTAACGGATATGGAAAAAAAATTAAAAGATTTAAAGAATGAGTTTAATAAATCGACTACTACACCAAAATCAAACTCAATGATGGATATATTACGCAATTCATCAACAACAGACTTGTCGATTTATATAGTATATATTGTTACATTCATATTTGCAATAGTATTCATCAGTTTATTTGTTACATTTTTAAATATAGTATCTAAATATCAATATAATTCATTAAATGAACTTGTTATTATGATTATCAATGGTTTTATTCTTGCAGTAATTACCATATTAACCATAAATATGGTTACTTCCGGAATGCCTATATTTCAAAATGATGCAACCAAAGCATTCACAAAACAAAATAAAATAAATGAGATAAAACGTGGAGAATATTTTGGACGATTAGGAATGGAAAATAGCGAGAAAAGTCTTTTGGCACTTTTAATTATATATAATGTAGCAGTAGCAAATATACTGAACCATGATTATTTTAATAAAGAGAATGACACGTTTGTTGGATTTCTATCTTACTTTTTATCTTCAACAAATATCAGAAAATATGAGAATAGTCTTTCAACGATTGGAATAATGATTGTGTATATTGTTACATTTATCTTATATTATAGAGTGATTATGAAAGAGAGAAATATACAAAATGATTCAGAAATATTAATGTTTTATATTACGCTAATTTTATTTATTTCTGTATTATTGTATATAAATAATAGTAAAGTAGCACAAGGTTCATCTTTAAATCAAGGAGTTTCGCCATATATATATGCAATGATATCATATGCTATTATTTTTGGATTATTGTTATTTATCGTATATATATCAAATAAAATGAATAGTAGTTTCTTTCAAATTGAAAAAAATGAATTGACAAAAATAATTACAATATGTCTTTTTATTTTATTTGGCGTATTTTTCTTATTTACATTAATTAACTGGTTAATTAATTTATTCAATTCGTTTACTATTAAAAATAAGGATGGTTCTTCTAGCATATTTGGTATTATATTGAACTTGGCAATAATAATTACCTTATTGGCCATAATATTCAGAATGATAACGTATAGCAATTATTTCAAAAATACGTTACTTATGTCAGATAATCCATTGATACAATTAGTAATTGGTTCCATATTCTATATTCCTTGTTTATTAATAGCATTCATAGATATATTTACAGGATATTTCAAAAAAGGTTCGACAATAATGTCAAATGCAATGAAGCAAACTTATAACAAAGTAACAAAAAAATCTACTGCGAATACAATAACATCAGAACAATCTGGTTCTACTATTAAAATGACACCAAGTAAAACTGATATTATATTGCTAATACTAATAATCCTATTATATATTATTTACTACAGTTTTCCATATGTTTACACATTATTCTCATCACAAGGAGGACAACAATTATTAAAAGAACCAGTATATACTAATAAAGAATTAATTTTAGCGACATATACTTCTTTAAATCCTCCAGTAAATTCTACAAAGCAAACATACAAATTATTTGGATATGATTTTTCATTTATGAATCCAGATTATAATACAAAACAAGAAATTACACATTCTTATAATTATGCTATTTCTTCTTGGATATTTATTGATTCAAATAGTTCAGTTAATTCGAGTGAAACATCACATTCACTTATTAATTATGGTGATAAACCAAATGTGTTGTATAAAAGCAATGATAATTGTATGATAATAACTATAAAAAATACGGAAAAATCTTCAACAAATCCAGCATTATATGAAGGAAAACAATATGATTTAGATAAAAATGGTAATGTCATAATTTACAAATATAAAGATGTGCCATTACAGAAGTGGAATAATATAGTTATCAATTATAATAGTGGTATTTTAGATATATTCATAAATGGTAAATTACAAAAATCGATTGATATAGGTAGTATTCCATATATGACATTAGATAATATCACAATTGGAGAGAAAAATGGATTAAATGGAGGTATATGTAATGTAGTATATTTTAGTGATGCATTAAATATAAATCAAGTATATTATATGTATACTTCTGTGAAAGATTTAAATCCACCTATAATGACAAATTATTACGAGACTATATTTAAATTAAATTATTGATAAATTAAAAATGTTACAAAACTTTTATAGATTGATTCATATAGCGAATTAACATTTTATTATATTATATTATTATATTAAATGAACGTTAGTATGATTATATTTATAACTGTCATTATTATAATTTTTATTCTGATTATTCGTTCATATATAGTAAAAAATACGATGTTAACTACTTTAAGTGATGCAACTGTTATGCAAACAATACCGGCAAGTTCTTTAGGATCATCTAATACAGTAGGTAGTTCTAATTTTGCATTCTCTATATGGTTTTATATAAGTAATTGGAATTATAGATATGGAGAAAATAAAATTATATTTGGTAGAATGAATAATACAACTGGTTCTGTTAATAAAGAATTGGGTATTCATGGAAATGGTCCATCACCATTAGTTTCACTTGGAGCAATATCAAATGATTTAGTCATTGCGATGGCATATTTGCCGACTATGGATTCAATAACAGATAATTTACCTATTATGTTTTGCGATATACAAAATATACCTATACAACAATGGGTTAATTTAACAATCAGTATTTATGGAAGAACATTAGATACTTATATTAATGGAAAATTAGTTAAGACATGTTTATTGCCAGGTCCTGCAAGTATAAATCCCGCATCAAATGTAATTCTTACACCAGATGGAGGGTTTGAAGGTTCGACAACCAAGTTCTCATATTATCCATACCCATTGAATCCAGAACAAGCATGGAATATATATCAACAAGGATATGGCAATGGATTATTTGCAAACTTATTTGGAAAATACCAGTTAAATATTACATTAACACAAAACGGAACAGAAGAAGCTAGTGTAACAATTTAATAGAATAGAAATACCGTATAGTTCTTTCTTATCTTATATTATTATAAGATATGGATACAATAACGGAAAGTTATGATAATTTTAAACAAGGATTGGGTGATGTTCAACAAAAAATGGTAGGTTATAAAGAACAAGGTGAACAAATGTTAAATAATAATGGTATAAATCTGAATACGATTGGAGATAATATAATGAAAAAAGTGGATGAAGGAAAAACTGAAGCATCAAAAGTTTCTTCAAGTATAAAAGAACGATTTAGTGGATTTTTCAATTTTATGGAATCAAATAGTTTAGTCGCAAAGTTTTCATTTTTATTATTGGTTATTTTTGTATTTATCATTTTATTAGGAATATGTATTAATATTATTGCTCGTTTATTTAATAATAGTATTAAGCAAAAGATAATAAATGGGATGATTAATGCGAGCACACAAATGTTGACAATTAAACAAGATCCTAATTTATCAGGTTCTAAGACAATATATCGTTCAAACAATATGGAAAGTGGGATAGAGTTTACCTGGTCTGTATGGATATATATTAATGATATTGGTAATACAGATAAATATCAACATGTATTTAGCAAAGGTAATTATGGACCAAATGACCATGGATTAAATTATCCAAATAATGCACCTGGTCTATATATTTTTCCGGGTCAGAATAAATTATGTGTTATTATGGATACATATGAAGTCATTGGAGAAGAAGTTGATATTCCTGATATACCAATGAATAAATGGGTTAATGTCATACTTATTTGTAGAAATAAGTATTTGGATGTATATATAAATGGTGTAATTACAAAGAGTACAGAATTAATTGGAGTTCCAAAACAAAATTATGGTGATGTATATGTAGCTATGAATGGTGGGTTTAATGGATATATTTCTAATTTATGGTATTATAGTTATGCACTAGGGACAGTTGCTGTAGAAAATCTTGTTCAGAAAGGACCAAATACGAAAATGACTGATAGTTCTTCTATGAATAGTAAGGATTTTGATTATCTTTCTTTGAGATGGTATTTTGATGGAACAAATAGTGAATACTTTCCTTAATTATATCAATTCAATTCTTCGTAATTTTAATTTAACTATTTTCACGAATATTCGAGAAAATAGTCTAAAAATTGGCGATTGTATCAAAGAATTAAAAATATATATATTATATGTTTGAAACAATTACTAATTTTTTTAGGAATTATAAAAAAACGCCCAAAAATATTTTTAAAATGTCACAACAAATAATTAGACCACAAAATATTTTGTCTAATACGACAATAATAGGAGGAAAGCATAAGCGAACAAATAAACGACGTGTGTTTCATCGTATCAGAACAATAAATAAAAGAAAATTATAATATATAATATATGTCTTGTTTAGGTAAAAAATATCTTCCAATTCCACCAAGAGAATGGATTCGTTTTCATAATATATGTAGTCAACCATATGCACCCAATATTACTCCTCAAGAAGCATATCGATTACAAATGATGAGAAAAGGTAATATTCTTCAATATAAAGCGAACTCAGCACAATTGACAAAAAAAGAAAAATATTGGCAATTAGTAAATCGTAAGTTTATTTCATGGGCGAATCAGACAGAGACAATGTCTAATCCAAATACAGGATTATTGAAACGAATCAATTCTTCCTATATAATTGCTCCACAATCGTTAAATATTATAGATAATAGTCTTATTAATAATATTCAAAATATTGATTGTATACAATCTGCAAAAGACAAGATTATTAATAATTTACCAAAACAACCTACAAATAATGGTCCAATAATTCCACCAATTCCTCCACAACCAAAAGACATAACTGGGACGGATATTGTGCCACCTTATATAAAACCAGAAGGTATAACATTATACGTTATTAAAGATGGAGGGACATTATTATGTAATCAAATTGTTGCACCATGTAGTGGACAATTATTACAAGAGTTTCGTAATGGCGATTGTTATCCAACAACTGATTCGGATGTTCCAGGTAAGATAAAATTATTATGTTGGTCTGGAAGAGAACCGACTTATTTTCCAAAAGTTAAAAGAACATATGGTACAACTACTAATAAATGGCCTGTAAATGCCAAATTTATACGTTCTGCTGACACACCTCCATCTCTTATTTAAAAAGAATATTATTTTGATATTTACTATTTATTTAGTAAATATCAAATATCAAACGTAGATAATAATGTTTATTTCTCGAAATATAAACCTATAAAATATTATTTTTGTTGAACTATAGGTTTTAATATATTATCCCTAATTGATATTTCATTACAAACTATCTCACAAGGAGGTGTTAAATTACCATAATAATTGAGACGAAGTTTTGGTAATTGTTCGTTGGTTAATGAATATTCGCCATATGTTAATAAATGGATGAGCATATTCATTTGATAAATATTCATACCATTCTCAGTAAAAAATAAGAGTTGTCCACAACCTGCACTTTGATATTGTAATTTATCATGCGTATATCTTTGAAATACTGTAGTAAAATGCTCTGTTTTAGAACCATCTGGATACATTAAATAACATTTGAATACAATAAATGGTCTATCATAATAATCAATACCGCGCATTACTTGTTTATCTTGTAATTCGTGTTCTTCAATAAAATCAATATAATAAGTAGTTCCAACACGTGTTCCAATATTAAATATTGGAAAATCTATTCCAAATAATATATCTGAGTGTTTATCCATGTTAATAATATGATATACTTATTTTTAAGTATAATACATAATATAATTATTTATATATTATGCTCTTAAAGAAGGATTAATACATATATCTCTTGTAGGAAATATTTCTCCAGACATACATTCATCATTTTGACCTACTTTTGAGCAAGAACGGTATCCTTTTTCTTCACCAATATAACACCAACCAGTATTGTTATTACTATATGAAGATGAAGCAATATCAGGTTGAGGACCCTCATTTTGTGTTTGTGATTGTGTTTGTGTTTTTGTAGCATTATTTAATGCGGTATCCAAAGAAGAATCACTGTAAGGATTAAATGATGACGATGATGATGTTCCTTGATTAGTTTGTGAACTGAAACCGGACCCACCGTTATTATTTGTCATTTCCATATTATCATCATTATTATAAGACATATTATTATTTGTTAATTCATATGGTGATGATAAGTTCATTGGTGTCTCAATATTGTCAGAAGATGAAGGTATAACCGTATTAGGTGAATAAGTATCTGATGTAACGGTATTTACTGTATTATTAGTTGTAGTTGTCTTAGAAGCAAATGGATTCCAAAATAAATGAAAAACAATTGCAATAAATACAATAAGAAAAAGTAGTCCAATAAATATCCAAAAAAATGAATTAGATGGGGGAGGTGTTGTTTCTACAATATTATTTGATAATGGAATTGATTGTGGTTGTAATGGTTTTGTCGAAAAAGTAGGTTGTTTAACTTGCAAAGTATCCATATTTATATTGTATTATTTAATATCCCAAATATTTTAACTCATCAAAACAAAAATGAGAAATAGAAATATATATTATTTAACGAAATGTTAATAAATATAAAAATTGGTTTAAAGACGCTAAGATTTCGTCTCGAATCGTCCATAAATCGGCATTTGACATTGTTTTCATAAATGGTTCATTATCCAAATTGACTAAATATCCTTTGAATGATTCGATTTCTTTCTTCATTTTTTTATTAAAATCTCCTCCACTTGGAAAATCTATAAGAGGTATAGTTTTTACAGACGTTAAATTGATTCGTCCTCCATTCATCTTCCCAAGAAGAACTTCGACAAAACGATCCATATTGTCATTGAATGATTTATATAATTCATCACTCGCTTTATGTGAAGCGTAATTACATGTTTTCCAATGATATAATTTTACCATATTGAGTACTACTAAAAAACGTATAATTAATCTTTCTTTAAAACCTGTTTTTCTCGAATGTTTGCTTCGCATTGTTCTCTTATTACGCGTTATTCTTTTCGGCGCTTTTCTTTTTGATATTGAAGTCATTATATAGTATAATATAATATAAGATAATATAATTATATTATATTACATATTCGCAGAATTATTTGATGACGATGATTGTAATATTTTGTAATAATTTTTATCAGAAACGATAGACTTGGATTTAGATTTAGATTTAGATTTAGATTTAGATTTAGACTTGGATTTAGATTTAGACTTGGATTTTAAAGTGGTTTTTCTTGTTGTTCTTGAACGTGTTTTTGATATAACACGTCTTTTTGTTCTTTTATTTCTATTCCCCCAAATCTTATTTAAATCAATATTTTTGACTATATGTATTCTTCGAATAAAATAGGATTTTTTTTTGGTAGGATTATCATTGTTTGAATTAAATACTACATGATGAGTTTTAACAATTTTTGTAAAATAATATGTTAAATAATTCGTATGAAAAGAACCCAAATATGCCAAATTTAAAATAGTATTATCAAGTTTATAATGATTTTCAGAATACATTCTCAATATAAAATATATATCTAACGAACTATTTCTGACAATATTCATCATAGAAGTAATATAATATAAATCTTTCATAGTAAAATCTCTCGATATTGTATAAGTAAAATCTTCTACATGTTCATTGTCTTGTATTTTGTTATTTATTTCATCTATAGATGAAATAATATAATCCAATAATTTCACAATTTCATCTATAGCGAATTGATTATGTTGTCGTCCTAATCCAATAAAAACAATATGTTCAATATATTTTACAAATGATGCTTGTGAAAATATACGCTTATTATCTTCTGTTAATTTAGCCAATTGTTTTTTATAAGTATACGAGTCTAATAATCTCTTTACGAACATATTTCTATCAACTAACAATAATTTGAAGTAAATAAATATTTCACTAAGTTTAATATTGTTCAAATAACCAAAATATGTATCTCTACTATTATCAATAATATCTTGCCATTGTATTTTTTCGTTATTCATTAATAATAATACGATGTTATTACTAAAAATATTTTCAATTAAATCTTGATATGATTGACTATTCAATAAATATTCTATATCAGAATCATTATGTTGTGGTTTATTTTGTTGCCTATTTTTCAATAATGACACATCAAATTGACGTATATCTGCATGTTGCCACTTTATATTAGGATATATACAATTATATTGTGGATAAACTCTATTTAAAAAACATGGTTCATATAGTTCCATCATCTCAATTAAGTTAGATTTTGTTCTACCATTTGTTTTATCGTTAATTTTTATGAACAAATCATTTGTTTTATTTTGTTTTTGTGTGACTTGTCTTTGTTGATGATTTGCTTTTAATTCAGGAATAAAGTTTTCAAAATAAAAATATACAGGATGAGATTCGGCAAACTTATTTAATATTTTTATAAACTGGGTTTGAATCTCATAACAATTTTTAAACTTAGATGAGTTACAATATTCAAATCGTTCTGATGTGTGTGTATCACCAAATAATAATATATAATTATTACAAGTTGATATTTTACCTTTAATTGGCGTTAAATAAGACATCATTGTAGGTCCATTTAAATAATCGATACGATTATTATCTATATATAATGGCATTTATTATATATAGATATTATTTTGTCGAATCGTAATTGTAATAATAAATTGAAATTGATTCATTATTTAATATTATTATAATCAATTATATAACGAAGAAATATGGAACAACTATCAAAAATGACAAAAGTACAACTTATACAAAGATGTAAAGAACTCAATATACCAAAATATACATTAAAAAAAAAAGATAAATTGATATCGATGATTGAACAACAATATCTAGATAAAGAAGACAAAAATACAGCAGATAACGATACAAATGATATTGTTAATATTAAAACAGATACCAAAATGGAATATGTTCTTCAAACAATGTTGACATGTATTGGTAATAAAAGAAAATTTGTAACAAATATATATCAAATAATAAAAGAAATAAGTATTATATTAGAAAAGCCAAAATTAAATATGGTTGATGGATTTTCAGGTTCATCTGTTGTTTCACGAGAGTTAAGTTATCTCTCTGACAATTTGTATGTGAATGATCTCGAATATTATTCATATTTAATGGCACATTGTTATTTAGTTGTACCATCTGAATCTCAAAAAGAAAGAATATATTTTCATATTCGACAAATGAATCATATAGCATTAAATGGTCCATATACAGAAGGTATTATTTGTAAATTGTATTCTCCAAAAGATACATATTGCATTAAAGAAGGTGAAAGATGTTTCTATACGAGAGAAAACGCATTGATAATTGATTCTCTACGATATTATATTTCACAGAATATTGAAGAAGATATTATGGTTTATTGTCTAGTACCACTTTTAAATAAAGCAAGTATTCATACAAATACAGCAGGTGTATTCAAAGGATTTTATAAAAATGAAAATATTGGATGTTTTGGTGGAAAAGGAGAGTTTGCTTTATCGAGAATAATGAAACCAATATTATTAGAAGTTCCCATATGGAATGATACTAATTATAAATGCTTTCCTTCAAATAAAGATATTAATATCCTAATTGATGAATTACCTGATAATATTGATGTAATATATTTAGACCCTCCATATAATCAGCATCCTTATGGAAGTAATTATTTCATGTTAAATGTAATTGCGACAAATGAAGAACCTTCTACAATCTCAAAAGTATCTGGAATACCTATTAATTGGAATAAATCAAATTATAATAGTTACAAAACAGCAATTGAATCGATGAAACATCTAATAGATAATTCTCTCTTAAAATCAAAATATATATTGATTTCTTACAATAATGAGGGTATTATTAAATTGTCCGATTGGGAAATATTATTTGCTCCATATGAAATAAAAAAATATGAAATAAAATATGATACATACAAAGGTTGTCGTAATTTAAAAGATAGAAGTAATAAAGTTGTCGAAATAATGTATTTGGTTTCTAAGAAATAATATTTGAATAATTATGATTGATTATGATTGATTATGATTGATTATGATTATAATTTTCAAAAGCTTGGTCAATAATATATTTACATATATTAATAATCTCATCTTTTTCCCATCTTGAAGAATTATGAGGCATCTCATCCCATTTATGTGCTTTGATAAATATTGATGCAATACTATAATAGTTGTGTTTTCTTATCTTCTTTTTTATATTGATAGAAGGAATAATTCTTGTAATAGATAATGGTATGTCAGTTGTTGTTGTCGATGGTGAGACTTCTATATAATGGGGTTCATTTCCATAATTCATTATTGTAAATCGACTGGAAATAGTCTCGCTATGATGAAAATCGCATCCTTCTGCAAATATTGCATATGGAAATATAGGTTCATCTGCACATAGCATTTCTACTGCCCGAATATTTTTAGCGCTTCGTTCACAAGCATTACCTGTAGCTTGTCTAGATAAACCTTTTTGAAAACGTATATCATTTGTACCTTGACATTTATGTTCTGTAATGAGAATAGGTATGTATTGACCATTAGATAATATAATTTCTAATATACCTCCATCTGGCTTTATATATACTTTTTTATTTTTATTATTTGATATGTTTTCATATTCTTCTGTTGTAAAATATCGTTGTTGACATTCATCAAGTGTTATTGTTGAACGATGTATAACAGGTACTCCTATTTTATCGAACTTATCTACTGCATATTGATAAATATTTTTCATTGCACTTGTCAATACTCCTTCAGAAATAATACTATCTTGTATAAGTGTATTTCCATCATTTATATATTTTTTTTGTTGAATACTCAATAGATTGGATTGTAAATTGTTAATAATTGGCGATGGCGATTGTTTCGTTATAAAACGATTCAAAAATCTCTTATAAATAATAATAATAATAATAATAATAATAATAATAAATAATATATCAATTTTTATTTATATAATCTAAACTGAAGTAAACTAAAATTAGCAATTAATAATTTTTAATTCATTATTTATATCATCTAAACTAAAATTAGCAGTTAATAATTTTTTTTTAATTTCGTGAATAGAAATGTTCAAAGCAATATTTTCTTTAATCCAATTACGCCAAGAATCATCCATTATTTTATATATATTTATTTCATCATTCTCTTCTTTTATTGTAATATTTATATTTTCGACATTATTAATATTATCTAAAAAGTTTATATTTGAAAAATTAATATAATCTTCAACTGTTCTATTACTTCCTAATCCATATGGAAGTCCGATATTGCTATCTTTAAAAATAGTTAAATAATGTTGTGTAGAATGTAAGTTTTTTTTCCACCATTCTTTATCATCATCCCAATGTTTTACTCTATATTTGCGAGTATATTCATGCCAAGCAATAACAATATGAGGATGAAATAAATCATAACCATATGTATAAGCGCGAACAGTAATAGACATTTCTTCACCAGTAAAATATAATTGTGGGTCATGTGGAACATCTTTAACAAAATCACCTGAAGTAAATGCGAAATGGGCAGAATAAAATATGGCGTTTATTGGTTCAGTTAATAAATTAAAATCATCAATATAAGATGGTATAAATAATGTTTGTTTATCTTTTGTAAACTCTTTAAAACATATTTTTTGAGGAATAAGTATTCTATCTTCAGGGTCATTCTCAGGGTTATAACTTGGTAAATATGTAGTAATTAATGGTTTTTGACATTTTAGTTTTAATTTTTTATAGAGTTCTATTAAAATAACATCCCAATCTTTAACAAACCGATGATGAGAATCTAATTGTAATGTATATTCTTCATCGTCATATAATTGTTGAACTTTATTTCTGGCCCAACAACAACCCTTAGATTCTTTATAATTAATAGAAATAATCTTAAATCGTTCATCATTTATAAATTCATTCATATTTTCAGTATTATCATGCTGCCAACATATAGCGAAAACCAAGTTGTTTGGATATTTTGCATTTTCAATACAATTTTTTATTGTATGTAATAATTCTGGATCTCTATATGATGCTATCTGTATAAATATCTTATTATTATTTTCCATATATTATTATAAATAATATTATCATTATTATTTAACTTATAATAATTTATTATTTATTAGTTATTATTTGTAATTTATAATCTTGGAATAAAACTTTCGCCAAATGTATTCATTCTATCAAGTTTCTCGATTGTTTTATCCAAATTAGATTTCTTCAAAGAAGAGAATAAATAATTTGTATTTGGTGAATGTTCATTTTTCTTTACTTGTTTGTATATATTGTCGATTTGTTCAACTAATTGTGATACTTGTTCTTTTTCTCGAATAATATCTTCTTCAATAGGAACAGATTCAGTTAATAGAGAGATTGCAAAATAAATAATGAATCGCCGTTTTTTCGAGATAGTATGCGTATATTTCAATGAAAAAATGTTCAATAAACTGCTTATAATACGCTTAATAAGAGGTTTATGATTGTCAGCTTCTCTCAAAATAGCATCCCATAAGAGCCATACAATATCCATCTGGTCTTTGTTATTTACAGGAATAATATCACGTCGTTCACATTTACATTTAACCTTCTTTACAGAACATAAATGTTCATATTCTAATAACCATTCTACCCAATAACATGCAGAAAGAGAGTTTTTACCATCTTTGGAAATATTATATGCAAATTCATTTATAGGAATAAATAATTCTTTTGGGTCTTCATTCATCATGATTGAACCATAATATATATTCGGTGCTTTAAATCTCTCTGTCATAGAAGTCATATCAAAATCTTCTTTATGAACTTTTATCTCGTCAAAACTATGGCGACGTTTTGCATGACATAATATACATATAATTTCTGCAAATAATTTCCTTATTTTAGTATTATTTCGCAAAGGAAGATTATCCGCGATATATCCATTTGCAATAATAGATTTAAAACTCTGTATTCGTATATCTAAATATATAGCCAGTTTAGGATTTCCTAAATGTACAAATTTGCTGTAAAAAAAGAGTATGATTTCCCATAAATCAGAAAAATGACCGGCGCAGATAAACTCGACGCTCCAATAACAAGCTTGTTCTATTTTTGACTTGATTAATTTATCTAATAGTTCTTTTTTAACATCTGTTTTTTTAAATCCAGAAAAAGTCACGGTTTTAAAATCATTTACTAGTCTTATATCATTGATTTCTGTATTTTCATTCATATAAAGTATATAATAACAAAAAAAATAACAACAATACATATAAAGATGGATTCTGTTAAGAAGATTTATAAAAATATGACAACATGGACTAAAATATTAATATTATTTGCATTAATATTGATAGGTTATTCTGTATTTACAATAAAGAAGGAAAACTTCCAAAATACTCAGACATTTGTATTTAATGATGGACCAAGTGTATATGACAATTTTTATAGTGAGATATATGACCAAATGGTATATAGTCAAGTGAAAGATGCATATGAAATTGGGGAGATAATAAATAAGACAACTCCAACAGAAGAGAGTATTATATTAGATATAGGATGCGGAACAGGTCATCATGTTGCAATGTTAGAATCAAAAGGCATCAAAACGATAGGAATAGATAATTCTTCTGCGATGATTAAAAAAGCAAAAAAAAATTATCCACAATATGATTTTATGCTTCAAGATGCTCTAAATGCGAGTGCTTTTCAGTATCAATCTTTTACACATATTTTATGTATGTATTTTACAATTTATTATATTGAAGATAAGACATTATTTTTTAATAATTGTATGGGTTGGTTAAAGCCAGGAGGATATCTAGTACTTCATTTAGTAGATAGAGAGTTGTTCGACCCAATTCTACCTCCAGCAAATCCTTTATTAATGTTATCCCCACAACGTTATGCGAAAGATAGAATAACAACAAGTAAAATACGATTTAAAGATTTTAATTATACAGCAAATTTCGATTTTGGTAATAAGTCTGAAATTGTAAGATTTAAGGAAAAGTTTGATTTTAAAGATGGACGAGTAAAGAAGCAAGAACATAAAATGTATATGCCGACAGAAGATGATATTGTTATTATGGCACAAGAAGCAGGTTTTATTCTTCATGGAATTATTGATTTAATCAAATCAGGGTATGAGTATAATTATCTCTATATTTTTACAAAACCAAATTAATTTGTCGATATATATTATTTATTATCATTATATAATATGATTTCTACAACATATATTCTAAAAAATACGATTGAAATAGATTATAATATTTTAATCGACAAAACAACTGATATATATATGAATTTGTCGAAATTATTATTTTTTACAAGACAAACAGATAATATTGAAATTAATAAATTATCGCAAGAAATGATGCTTATATTTGTTAATATGCAATATCAATTATTAATATTATTATCTCTCTTGATTCTTGTACGTCGAACGCAAAATAAAATAATGAATATGATTAAACAATATTCTGAACCATTAAATGGACAAATGGAGATGGAGTTTGATGAAATTATAGCAAGTATTGGTAGAAAAGAACATTATAAACGGGCACAACTAAAAGGAGGAGGTGGTAAAAATAATAGATATAGAATAAATCGCACAAAAAGAAATAATAAGAGAACTCATAAAAATCATAAAAAACATAAAAAGAGTCATGGTCGCAATCGCCATCTCAATCGTAAAAGTAATAAAAAAATAAATTCATTGAGTTCTACAATGCGTAGTAATATTAATAGTAATAGTAGTAAAAGAAGAATTAGTAAACGTTCGACAAATAAAAGAATCGGTAGAAGAGAAACTAGTATATTATATTATGTAAAAATGTTTATTATTTTATGGTTAAGATTATCGTGTTATTTTGTATCATCTTCTGCTGCTTCTGATAATTTTACATTAAACTCAAATCCAAATATAATAAATAATACTTCAATTACATTTCAAAATAATACAGGGACATTTGATGTAAATATAGATGAAAATGTTGTAACAAAAGTAGAAACAAATGTACAAAAAATATCAGTACAAGTTAATTCTGAAGGACAACAAATACAAACAGCTAGTTCTATATATTCATTTATAAGTGGCTTTATAGATGAAGCGGCAAATAGTATAGCGTCTACATTATATTTAACTCCTAAAGAAGATTTATTAGATACAACCGTAGAAGAAATAAATAACACAGTTGCGGTCTTATCAGAAGTAGTAAATATTGTAGATGAAAGATATTTGAATCCAATAAAAAGAGTTGATGATGATGATATGGAAATATATGAATATGATGATGATAACGATTATGTTAATGAAGAATATTTTACAGATACAGATATCCAAAAAGATTTATTAAATGATAAATATCGGGTGAGTATATCTAAACAAGAAGAAGAACCTAGAAATCAATTGGTTAATATTGAAGATATAAAGAAAAATCAACCAGTTGCGCAAGATAAAGATATATGGAATCTTTTTGGGATAGTTCCATCGACAGTTCCTGCTAAAACGGCAAAAGATTTTTTAAGAGAAAACTCACATATTACTCGTAATATACATCGTGATTTACAACAAGTATTTATAGAAGTAAAAGAAAAATGTATTGATTTAATACAACAAACAGAAAATATAGGATTATTTGATGATGAAGCTATTAACTTACTAAAAAAAGAGGAAGAAGAAGAAGAACATATTACGGGAACATTTTTTCGTGGAACAACACAAGCAACAAAACGACAACCATCCGCAGGAATTGTTCCTGTAGATGTTATTAAAAGCATAACTGAAGGAAGTGTAAGTGCATCTCAATTGGTTGCATCACAAAATATTACTGCTTTAGAAAGAGAACAATTTGTTGAACAACGAGTCCAAGAAAGCATGGGATTTTGTAGAGGTGTATTTATAGAACCATATCTCGAAATGAAGTTTATTAAAAATAATCAAACTGATATAAATGAAACAGACGTTCCGATTCAATTATCAAAAGTATATTTAAAAACTGGAATTATTAATGGTTATAATGTGATAATGCCACATAAAGTATTAATAAGTCAATTCAAATTATTAATACGAACCTCTAGAGCATTACAAAATAAGATGTATCAAGAATCAGTTGGAAAAAAAATGGCAATATTTTCTAATTTTTTTCCGGATGTATCAAAAGAACTTCAATCAGAATTGAATAGATTAGAAGATCTTTCTCAAAAATCAGAATTATTTATAACATTATTGCGTCAATTAGAAGATAGTTATTTTAATTTTTTTCAAGTAAATGATGAGACTATTATTGGAAAAGAGTTTGAATTAATGAATAAAAATCTACGTTCTGATATTGATAAATTGAATAAATTATTACAAGATTATGATGTATTTTTAGTACAAAATAAGAACAGAATGAGAGAAGATGCAATTGTCATTGCACAAGACGAATTAACAAAGGCTGAATCAGCTAAAATTGTAGCTGAAGCATTGGCTTTTGCCAAAAAGTCACAAGCAGATGATACAATAAAAACAGCAGAAGCTGAGGCGATAAGATTAGAAGCAAATGAAAAAGTGATAAAAAATATTCAACGAATTGCACGACAAAATACGGATTGGTTATTTTCAGGTATAAAAGGAGTAGGAAGTGGTATTACGGGTTTAATAAGTGACGGTATATTTGAAATATTAATTACATTTTCTGTTCCAATAATGTTATTAGGTGGATTATTTTTATTTATTCAATTTGAATCATTAAGACGACCAATTACGGGATTAAAAAATATAATATTTGGTTCTAAAAAGAAGACAATTACAGATACAGATAATTTGACAACAGTAACTGAAAATAAAACAAGAGATACTAAAATTGATGATGGTAATGATGGTCATACAAGAACAATTATTATGGATAAACATAATTTTAATGATAATCCCAATATGTTAGAAAAAATACGAGAATATTATCAAAACCATCCAGAAATAGAAAATATATTATTTATTGCAATAAATAATGAAAGTTATAATACAAGAATATGTGTTAGATTTAAAGGTATAAACTTGCAAAAAAATAAGATATTAATAGAATCACCTAAAACTGGAAGTCGTAATAGAGATGCTTATACAGAAATAGATTATAATGATAGTATATTAGATCCAATAAATAATATTGGTTTTTATAATGATGCAAGTTTTAGAAATTGTATTGAATTATTCAAAATAAAAGATAATTCAAACTTGTTAAAACCAAAAGTACTTACAAAAATGCTGGAAACGTCACATAATGCATTATTCCCGGATTTACCATCATCATCATCTGATTCATCATCTAAATCGTCATTATTATCAGATGAGTTTGAATCTAATAAAATGCCACAATTTACTCCATTGTCGAATACTGATAGAAAGCAAGCAGCAATTGCAGTTCAAAAAAGGTTGAATACAATAGATAACGCATTCGAAAATACAATAGTAGAAAATCCTTTAAACGCTAGTTCGAGAAAAGTACCTTCTTCTGCTCTATCAGAATCTTCTAGACCTTTTCGACCTCCGCCTCCACCAGGTGTTCCACCTTCTCGTAATCGGCCTTTTAGTGAACAATTACAATATGAAAATATATATCCTGAAAAATATGAATAAATTATCTGATACAATCAAGGGTTTAAATAATAAATAATAATATTATTACTAAAAAATGATATTATTATTGATTTTCGTAATTATCATTATTTTAATTTTATTTATATGTGCATATATTCGCATAATGTTCCCCTTTTGGGCTATACAGCCGATATTTCATATATATGATATTTGGTATTATATTTGTCCACCAGGAATAATACAAATCGAACTTCCAAAGAAAGACGACAAATATAATAATTTTATAAATATTAAAACAAAAAGCTTGGATGACATTTCAGAAGTAGACAAATCGAGATTTGTAGATTTTATTCAACAACATTTTTTGCGTGAAAAGCATCTTCATTATGCACCAAAAGCAGAAAATATATGGCCATATATGGAAGGATTAGAAGGCGGTTCAACGTTTATCTCTTTTTACAATACAGAAGATATGTTAATAGATACAAAGACCAATAATATATGTAAAACAGATAAGATTCTCGGAACAATGGTATCATATCCTCTTCAAGTTGTAATCAATAATGGAAAACCATACGCATATTTTAATATATATTATGTCGATTATTTATGCGTTCATTCAGACCATCGTAATAAATCTATTGCTCCGCAATTAATACAGACGCATAATTATCATCATCGTCATCGCAATCCAAATATACAGACTTGTCTTTTCAAAAGAGAAGGACATTTCACTGCTGCAATTCCATTATGTGTATATAAAGCATGTGGATATAATATATCATCCATTTATGAAAAAAATGATAGCAATGGCAATAACAATCACGATGGAATACCACCAAATATTAATTTCATAGAAGTAAGTCATAAAAATATGTCACATTTAATAGATTTTATAAAAACAACACAACATAAGTTCAAAATATCAATTAGTCCATCATTGGCAAATATATCATCACTGATAAAAACAGAAAATGTATTTATCTATTTATTGATACAAGGAAACATCGTATTATCAGCATATTATTTTAAAAAACAGTGTTCATATATAATACGACAAGATAACGCAAAAAAAACAGAAATATTGACTTGCTTTGCATCTATAACATCCAAAAATGTCACTGATAATATATTTATAAATGGGTTTAAAAGAGCTATTCGACAAATTGTCGAAAAATATCCTAATTATTCAGAATTAATGATAGAATGTAAATCCGATAATGTATTATTGAACAATAAATTATCTTCTGTAATAAAACCCATATTTACATGTCCTTGTGCGTATTATTTCTATAATTTCGCGTACGCCGTCTATAATCCTGAAGAGACATTTATCTTAATATAAATATCATGGTTTGTTTGTTTGTCTTGTTTTGATTATCTCGTATATTTTCCAATTTGACAAAATGAATCGACAATAAAAATAATAAAAACTCCTAAAAATGAATATAATATCAATTCTTCCATAACATTACCGGTTCGTTCATCTTGTTGTTCTTCAAGAAGATGAATCATATAATTCAATTTATCAATCAATACATTTTGTTCATTTTTAACTGTAGTAAGATTAGAAGGTGTATTATAGGGTGTATTATTATACATATTTTCATAATTTGGAATATTTAGAATACTATTATTTGATGAAAATAATGCATTACTTTGTGTTGATTGATATGGAACATTAGCATTAACATGAGGCATACTCATCTCAGGTTCATCAATTGTAGACATATTTTCTCTCATTATTGTCGATTGAACTCCTGATGATTGTGGAGGAGGAGGTGGATTAAAATCACCCATACTATCATCATTAGAAGGCAAATTACTCATTGCTCTCATTACTTGATTGACTTTTTGATAATCTACTTTTTGTTGTATATTATCTTCCATCGCATTATTACGGTTAATTGGAGGATATTTTTTCAATGTTTTTGTCATCTTTTTCTTTTGAATAGAAGAATCGTTATTCATATATACTTGTGATGGTTCTTCATCAAAAGGAGCTGCGAACATTGCCAATGACATTCTCTTAATAACAAATAAGATAATAAATTAGAAACCTATTCTCATTTATTAATTATAAAAAAGTATTTTATTTATGATTATAGAATAATTATTAATAAATAATTTAAGGAGAAGATATAACACAATACATTTATATTTACTATTTTATTAAGAATTGTTTATTAGATAAGAAAGATACTGCTAAAATATTTAATTTATGATATATTTATTTAGACAAATATAAAAAGTAAAATATTTTTACATTCAACTGTATATAGATTTGATTTATTATAAAAAAAAATAACACATAATTTAATATAATCTATTATTAAAATCAACTCAAATTAATTTATATAAAATGAATAATTATTTTATATAAATCAAACGACGTTTATGATAACAAAATAAATATTACAATAATAATTAAATAAACACAATGTGTGATTTCTCATAAATGATTGCTATTGCTATATTTGATTAAATATAACAAATAAATATTATGCTTATATTGTGATAACAAATAAATAATACGAATATATTATTACATATCATTGCATGTAATTTAATATTAATATTAATATTAATATTATTTGCAAACTGAACTAAAATACATAAATTAGTTTTTTATTTTATATAATAAAATTATTATATATGATTAAATTAAATAAATTAACAACGTGTTTCATATATGTTATTTTAATAATCATATTTATTTATTTACTTTTAACTCCATATAATTTTAGATACTTATTTAATTCTGTTTTAGGAAGAACCGTCATATTCATAATGATAATATTTTTCATTGCAATAAATCAAATATTAGGTATCATAATATCTGCAATAGTATTATTCTTTTATAATGAATATATTATCGAGAAATATAGTTATATTAGTAATAACATGAAATTAGAATCATTCACTAATTATAATAATTATTCAACTTCAAAATCAGATACAGATACACATACAAATGATAATGATAATGATAATGATAATGATAATGATAATATGAATATAATCGACAATAAAATATCATTAGAACATAATTTAAGACCAAAACATTCCAATCAACAAATAATATATAAAACAAATAAAAATAATTATAATGAGCCTAGTGCATTTGAAAAAATAATGACAATATTTCCTTATTTTTAACAGTTTTTAACAGTTATTATAATATGAAGACGAAACAAATGACTCTATATTTGTTCGTTTTAATATTTTTAATAGTACTTATATTTGTTATGAATGATATAGATATATCAGATAACGATATTACTTCGACAAAAGAAAATGAAGGTTTTATAGGACGAATATATAGACCAATAAACCGTAGATTTAGAAAATCTATTAGTTCGAATGTGAATGAATACATAAAAGGTCTTTATGTATCTTATAAGAAGTTTATGTATTAATTGATTTATAACGTTTGTGATGTTTGTTGTATAATAAATCGTAATATAGTATATGGTTCATAAAAAAGCATTAAAGTCATCTTCTTTAAAAATGTTTAATTCGAGAAATAAACGGAGGTGGAGATCACGAATCAATATCCCACAAATGAATCATACGCAACCAAATAATACGCAACCAAATCATACCGGTGGTTTTCCATATAATATACAAACAATGATGCAACCACAAATGTTTTCTAAGAAAAAAAATACTAGTTTTTTCAAAGACCCTATTCAATATATAAATAGTCATATAATGTATCTCAATAATAGTAAGTTTTTTGCTGGAGTTGTAATGATACTATTAAATATAGGAGCCAAGTTTATTTCTGTACAATTTAGTAGGTCGACAGAAGAATATCTCAAATATACCTTGAGTAAACAAGTTCTTGTATTTGCAATGGCTTGGATGGCAAGTCGTGATATATATACCGCTCTTATTCTTACTGCTGTATTTGTCATATTATCTGAACATTTATTCAATGAAGAAAGTACATTTTGTGTTATTCCCGATAAACATCGCATTTTAAATAAATTAGATGAAGCAGCAGATACAAAAAATCCAGAAAAGGTTACTGAGGCAGAATTAAATAGTGCAATTGCTATTCTAGAAAAGGCAAAAATCGAGAAACAAAAACAAGTTCAACATGATTTACGAATGAAATATGATGAATATTCTAATTCAGAATCAAAAGAAGACGATTCTAATGAAGAAGGTAATAATGAAACTGAAACTGATTCTGATTATGTTGTTCAGAATAATGAATAAAAATATCACACAATTATAATAACCTAAATGAATAATTTAGATAATGAATCGACAAAAATTAATTCAGAATTAAACTTCTTACAAAAAGGTTTATATCCACATAAATTATGTATTATATTAAATACTAATATTACTGGGTATTCACATGTCGAATATAATTCTAAAATGAATATTCGTAATAATACGAATACTGATTATGTTTTTTTTAATCAATTAGTCGAATTAAATGTAAACGTTGTCAATGATAAAAGAGAATATCCTAATGGTATAGTAAGTGATAATGCTTATGAAAATGGTATTCCAACAACTGTATATAAAAATGCAATTCCTGACACAATAATACAAAGATTTTTGAATAAAAATAGTTTTATGAAATTGTTGGATGCTCTAATTAAATCGGGTCAAAAAGTATTGAGTTTAGAAGACAGTTGTAAAAATAATACTATTAACCAAAATATTATTGTCACATTAGATACGCTTTTTCATTATAATAATGACTTCTTTCTAGGAGAGAAAAAGTACAAAGTAGTGAATCATTATTGGAATATTGGAGAATGGAATATTAGTACAGTTGAATTGAATAAAAGTATGTTAGATAAAACATTTAATCCACAAAAGATTCTTTCAGAATCACAGAAAGAATATAATAAAAAAATGATTGAAAAAAATACCAAACAATTAAAGACTTATATTAAATATGTTGGCGTCAATTGTCTTGAAGGAACAAAACCAACTAATGTTTTTTCTACAATAACAAACTATTTTACGAAACAAAATGCGATACAACTAGGAAAAGTATCCGAACCCAATATTGCATCTATTTTTAATAATACAACTACTGAATATGATACTTATTTAGATAGTGCTATGAAAAAGATTTATGAAAAAAATAGTAAAGCTATTGTCGATTTAATTCGACAAAATAATGTAGATTTTATTAAAACCATTATAAGTAGAGGTTGTAGTAAAACAATAGATGAATTAGATTATAATGCATTTAAATATATCGGATATTTATGTAGTCCTCTACGTATTATTTCACAAAAATCAGATAATATGTATTTTAATGCATCAAATAGTATTATTGGAAATATATTATATCCAAATAATACATTAGATTTCAATATAACGAAAAATGTAAATGGACTATATAATAAATTACAAGATATTGGTATACAATTAAAAACTCTTGTTACCAGTAATAACAAGTTGATTGGATATTATATGGATAAAGAGGTATTTGACAAAATAGATAATATACAATCGAGATATTCAATAAACAGCATAACTAAATATAGTGATTATGACCCTAGTTATTATGAGTATATGATTAAAACAGCACGCATATTGGATAAAATTATAAATATAATTAAAAATATAAACGATAAAAATTACAATGAATTATTTAATAATACGATTGAACGAGAAATTATTCGGATTGAAAACAAAATGAATGATGATTATACAAATATTGGTCTATTTTTAAAACCGCCATTGAATAATCAATTATCGCCACAATCAATAAATACAGCATATATAATTCCTGATAAGAAAAATGATAATATAGGACTTAGTGATGAAAGAGATAATAAGAAACAATTAAAATTACTCTATACGCAAATTGTTAGTTTAAATGATGATATCGACAAACTCAAAACAAATATTGATTTAATTAGTAAAAATAAAACATCAACTCAAATAAGTAATAGTAGACAAAATATGAGCTATAATTCATTGAGAAATATATCGAGAAAAATGATTTCATTACGTGAAAAGTTTATTGATATTAAAAAAGAAGAGATTATTGATAATACCAAAAACGATTCTAAAACATCAAATATTCAAAACATGTTATTTGTTTATTATTGTTTAATGGGTCAATTATATAATTTAAATACAATTGTATCGGATTCTGGTATTCCTGATGAAAAAAAATATATCAAACCATATATTACAAGCAAATTAAGCTTTATACAATTATGTAAAGAAGTGTTATTTAATTCTTTAAAAATAATGTATTTACAGCGTGAATATATTAATGCTTTAATCGTTTTATATCGTGAAATGTGTAAAGTAAAAAACAATGAGTTTAATAAAATACTGCGTTCTTTTGACATAAAAGATTCATCTCAAACTGAGAATAAAATAAGAATAAAAATAGCTATACTTTTATTTAAATCAGATATTTCTGTTTATAACGCAATAAGTAACAGCACATTATATCAATCTGAATTAGATAATATAATTGGACCTCAAATGAATAATTATATTTTACAATTGGAAAAATTAGAATCACAAATAAGTCGTTATAATCTAAAAGATGAATCGAATAAAAGAGGTGATTATCGTTTGGAAATGACTATTTATACTAGTTTTTTATATGTTATATTATATAGTAATATCAATTTTCAATATAAAACATGGAAATTATTTGCAGAACAAACGACAAAGGTTTTATGCACATTTTCTAAAACGGTGTCAAATAGTATTCGAATATTTTCAAAATTGAATAATGAATATCACTCTATATATAATGTAAAACCAATTTCTAATAATATTGGATATAAAAATCAAATAATTTCTCGAAATATTGATACAAAATCAATTACAAAAGAAGAATATGAACAAAAAATACGCAGTGCATCATCTGCATGTTATGATTTAATAAAAGTATATTCAAATCTCAACTCATTATCATATCAGAGAGAATATATTGCATGTGAATTACTAAAATATTGGAAAATGTCTGGTTGTCAGTTGAATAATTATGTTATTATTGCTATAGATAACATTTTTTTCAATTTTAAAGATTCTCAAATAGATTACCGTTCACAACTTCTATTAAATACAGAACAAATTGTAGTATTAAATGATTATAATAAAGTCTCAATTGATAAATTAATACTAAATCTTGAGTTGTCTAAATATAATAATATGAATGGTGAGGTAGATAATGAATTAAATAAAATAATTACACGTTATCGTGATTCATTAAAAATGATTACTCCAAACTTGTCGAAAACAATGGTTAATCAAATATGTTTAAATATTGTTAAATCAAAATGTGAAGAAGAATTACATGATAATTCAGTAAAAAATGATAATATTCGTTTCATGAATCAATATAATATTTTCAATATTGGTTCTATCATAAGTTTCAATTCACCTTTTGTAAACCAGAATATATCTAATCATTTTCAAAATATTTTTACACAACAACAAGAAGAAGTTACTCCTCCCGATAACACTACCAAATCAGATTTTACTACTAAAATTAAAGCTGACCCTGTTAATCCGGGTTCATTAATAGGTGGTTCATCAATAGATGATGAAGATGAACAACTAGTAAATATTTTTTATTATGATGATACAGATAAAAATGACTCATGGTTGAATGCTATTAAAAATGCAATCATATTTGATACACAACTTAATTTGAGACAAAAAACCATATTGAAAGATTCAAAATCCAAATATTTAACAATAAAAAATGTGTGTGATATTAAAGATAAAACAATATTTGAAAAATTATTTAAAGCAAATAATATTAATGTAATCGAAATTAATTATGATGATACAAATATCATTCGAGAAAAACAAGATAACTTTTATTATATAAATTATAATGATGAATCGTCAAAAATAAATATGTCATTAAATTGTAATAATACTTCATTGGTTAATTATAATTTGTCGAAAAATCATTTAAAACAAGATGGTTATGAGTTTCTTACAAATAATCAAAAAACCAACTTTATTATTTATCCAAATATTTATATAGATTATACACAATTCGACATATCAGAATTAGATAATATTATTTTTATAGTAAAACAAAATGTATATTATTATAATATATATTTTAAAATTTTGAATAATATTGACCAACGCACATCTTTTATATATAATTATAGAGATGAAAAATTAAAAATAAATAATATTTTTAAAAATATTCCATTTTATAGTGACAATCCTAAAAATAATAGTAATCTAATAAACTATATAGATGATATTGTAAATAATTCATCGCTTATACCTAATAATTTATTGGGTGCATTTAATAATAATATTAGAATTTTGAAAACTACAAAAAACACAAAAGATGAAGCAATACAACAACTATTATCATGTATAGACAATGATTTTATTTCTGAAAAAGATATTGATACAACAAGAAAATTTAATAATTATCTCGATAAATTAAACATAAAAATAATAAGTATTCATGAATATGAATATGTTCCTTATTTGGAGAAAAAATATAATTGTTATTATACAATCAACGATAATACAGTTGAATTAATACAAATAACAAATGATAATAATATAAGTAAAAATATCAAAAAAATAAACACATATAATATTTCTGTACCACAAATTATATTTCCAGAATCATTAATATATGATTTTAATAAATTAAAAAATATATTATTTCCTTATTGGTTTATTGATTATTCTGAATTGGATATACAGGAATTAAATAAAATAATTTTTATGCATGTAAAACATATATCAAAAGATATATCGGAATATTCATTTATTCAAATAAATAATTCATTAATAATTGATTATAAAGATAATAAATATAACGCATTCATTAATGAACATATTTTCAATATATTTCCATTTTATAAAACAACATATTTTAATGAAAATAAATTGGATAATTTAAATGAAACTAAACAACGTAACTTGACAAATTATTTTAATCAGTTTGGTACAAATAAGAATTTGCTATTTTTAACAGCATTTTCTTATAAAGATACATATAATTATAATAATTTTTTAATACAAAATTGTCCACTAGAGTTAGAGTTAATTAAATCATCTAAATCTTTTCTTGATACACCATCTTATACGCCATCCACTATATCAGAAGAAAGGGATGAGTTGGCCCTTCGTTTAGAAAAACTTAAAAGCGAAACAATAAAACAACATCCAGATATAAATGATAAAACGCAAGAATATTATGATGATTCAGAAGAAATTAAATCAATGCTTGAACGTTTACAACAATTAGGTGGTGCAGAACCAGATTCAACTGATTTAATAATAAATAAATTAAATAAACAAAATGAAGAAATACTCAAAAAAAAAATGATTAATACATCATCATCATCATTATTATCTAAATCATTAATTACTAATTTAAATGATAAAGATAATAATTTATGTTATGTAATTCATGTATCATTAGATTTACATGAAGGGAGTGAAAATATTACCAAGAAAGAATTACAAGTTGCAACATGTAAAACAAATCACGATAAAATCGTCAATGCTTGGAGAATATTAACAGGGCAAAAAGAACCAATACAAACAACAAATCCAAAACCATCTATTGTAATAAAATAATAGTTAATCAATTATTTGTATACAAATATTGTCATTTTGTATACAAATTATATGGATGTTTTACAAACAAATATTACATAATAATAAAATAATAACAACTATTTTACATTATATTTATGTATAAACTCATTACGAAGTTGTTCTGGTATATAATTAAAATCTATGAGACGACGATTTAATATCCAATTGTTATTGGCATTTTCATCTTTCTCCAATTTTTCTCGAAATAATGATTGATTATCATAATATTTAAGAGCAGTTTTTGGACCACATTTTGCAAATACAGAAGATATATTATCACTTGAATCACCCATTACAATTTTACAGAATAAATCTTTTTCCGCGCATCCATAGCTACTCTTTTGTTTTGTCAATTCTTTGAATCCTAAATCAAATAAATGTATATGGTCATTTGTTACTAATTGAAGATAATCTTTATCGCTAGTAATAATATATATATTTGTTGTACAAATGTTTGTTGTACAATTATCATATTGTATTATTTGTTTAACATAAAGAGCAATACAATCATCCGCTTCCAATTGTGGATGATTCAAAATAAGTTGAGTTTTTGTAAAATATAGTTCTTCATATGCAAGTTTCATAAAATATGCAATATCATCATTTTTTTGACGTGTTTCTTTATATTGTTTATAATATTGTTTACGCCAGATATTTTCTCGACAACAATCTTTTCCAACTATAATTTTGACTTGTTCTTTACCTTGACATTTTATTCCTAGTTTTTTCTCTAATGTATTCAATGATTCAATAAATGTTTTCTTGAACTTGTCGATAAAATCTGAATTATCTGTGAAAATCATATTACTATCCTTGTCTTCTGGATGAGATAACTTCCACCAACGTAAAAGAGAGAAATAACGGTGAAATACAAAATAACTACCATCAATCAAGATATAATTTATTGTTGTCATTTTTTAATTTATATAGTTTAATATAGTTTATATAGCTAAATAATTGTTTACAATAAATCAAATATTAATTATTTATATTAAATATCGAGACTAATTGAGTTCTTATCTGATTTCTGTCGTCGTTTACTACGTTTAGGTAATCCTCCATCCGTTTGTAAATCTTTTAAATCAGAAATGCTAATTGTACTATCATTATTATTTTTCTGTTGTTCTTGAATACTTATTGTTTTTGTCTTCAATCCAGATAACAAGTCAGATATATCACTTGGACCTCGCATTTCCATTCGTCTATTTGGTTCATCGAAACTCTCTCTAATATTGATTCCATCATCAAAAGCTGGTCTTGTATTCGAGAAACGGGCATAATCACTTGAACCCATAGAAGATGAATTATTACCTGGTCTATTCGCCATTGGATCGCGATTTTGTGTTGACATTGGTGGTGGAGGAGGTCCATCATTGCTCATTATTCCATTCATAAAACCAGAAAATCCGGGATTAGATTGTCCCATTGAATTGACTGCTGCGGTCTGAAATTGTCGCATTAATTCTGGATTTTGTCTCAAAATATCATCCATTCCAGGCATAGATGATTTAAACATAGTGTTCGTCATATGAACCATCATTGCACTTCCACCTAATTGAAAAAGCAGTTTAAGTTCTGGTGCTAAAGAAGCACGAGATTTGTATTTATCATGTAATTCAGAAAATATTTCATCATAATCATTGAGATTTTCATTTATCTGGTCACTCCATCCTTCCAATTTAATATCAAATGGATCGAATCTATTATTCAAAAACTCTATACCATTAATAATTGCCATTAACATATTTCCTTGAAACTTTATAGAGTTCTGCTTCGCTTTTTCTTCCATTATCATTTCATATTCTCCTTGCATTTCTAAAAAAGAAGACTCCATTGTATATTTCTTTGTCAAGTTAACACCTTTTGCTTCAAGTCCTTCCAGTTTTCTTAAGTATTTGAACTTCTCTCTCAACATATCTTCTTTAGACATTTGTGGTTGAGCAGGTATTGCCTTATCTGGATTTATTGGAATATTATTAAATGTAGAGAAACCGTCCCATGTCTTTTTATCACTTTCTGCAGAGGCAGTTGCTTGTCCTAATTTTGTCGAAGATGATGGTAAAGAAGTTGTTGATGTTGTATGAATTGATTTAGATTCATCTGAAAATCTGACATTATTATTGCTACTGTTTAAGTTAAATATATCAGATTTATTTTCATATGATTTACCAAATATATCATCATCGACCAAACTATTGAGTTCATTTTCTAAACTATTGATATCTTCTAATTCGACCTTTTTTATACCTCCTTCTTTGACCTTATCATTCATTAATAATTCTAATCCGCCGCCACAATTGCTCAATTTCATTGGAGCATCTAAACTTTCTGTTAAATTAGAAATGTCGATAATTTCAGTATCCATTGATTATAAATGATTAAGAACATTTAATTTTAAGTATTACGAATGAGATATATTTTATAAAATAATTCGTAAAAATATACAAAAAAATGAATATATCAACTATTTATGAATGTCCATCAAAAATGTTGGCATTATAAAAATAAAAAATACTAAACATGACCGATAAATTGACAACCTATTTAGTATGTAGTTATTTTTCATAATATTTAAGTAATACATATAATATACAGTTTATGATGATAATTCAACTACACAATTAAACTAACAATAAAAAATGGTAGTTACTGACTATCCACACTAAGATATTTATTATATTCTAGCTTGTTCAACATAATAAGTATCCCAATTTATATTTTGTTATAAAAAAATATATAACAAAATATTATTAATTTACATAAATTATTATATTAATATTATTATTGTGGTGTATTGATAATATTTATTTATAATTCATTTGTGATAAGTTTCTTTTTTACTACTTTTCGTGGTTTTTTCGGTTCAGGTTCAGTTGTTGTTGTGGATTGAATTGTTGTTTCTTGAACACTTTCTACTCCAAACTCACATTCTGAAACAATTTTATGATTATTAACTACTGAATGGTCTTCTTCTTCATCACAATCAGAATCATCAACTGCAACACTACTTGCGAGTTCTAAAACTGGAACTGATTCAGGAATGTTTGTTTGTTGTGGTTGTTGTTGTTCTGGACTCGGAGAACGTTCGCGTTCTACAAGAGGTTTAGATGGCCGTGGAATAAAGCATTGACCAACTAATTGTGCTCGTGGTTTTTGAACCATTGATTGAACCAACTTCCAAGTAATACCAAACTTACCATTTGCGAACCAAATACCTCCACAAGTCATTAATACACTTACTAGTGTTGCTTTTGGGATTAAATCAACAGGAGTTAAACCATTCGTATTTGGAAATATTTTTGCACCATCATCATCATATACTTCACATTTCCAAACACCTTCCCAAATAGGGATTTTAACGCGGATAGAAGGTGCTTTATTCAAATCAGGTTCTCCAGTACTTTTATCCTTACTGTATTTGAGCATTGGCGTATATAATGCTTCAACCACATCAGCACTTTTATGTAATTTTCCAAACCATTCTTTTGAATAGATTAAAGCATCATCTTTAATTTTCTGCTCAAACTTTTTCATATTATCCAAGAATGCAATAGCATCTGGATTATTATATTCTTCTGTTGGAAATTGGAGTGCCATTTCAAACTTGCCATTGCCCTTGCCAGTACTAGGGTCAACATAATCAGACGCACCCCAAGTCAACATAACTGGAGTAGAAATATTAAGACGGGTATTCGTCTTTCTATTTAAAATATTAACACTTTTTCCACCAGAACCACCTGCTTTGGGGTTGGTGTATTTAATAATAGAACAATCAAACTCGGTTGCTAGAATAACAGTTTCTGCCATTTGCTTAAATATAATATTCTTTACTGATGAATATTTAAATCAATTTTTTTATAATATAATAATTATACATAAGAAGAATAATTTGTCACGATATTGGGTGTATTTATATAATAATAATAATAATTTGAATAAATATTCAAAAGAATTGTATTAGTATAATATATAAACAATGACCGAATCTAGCGAAAATAATATTATTGATTATTTAATATCGACTAAAGAAACACCATTTTATACGATACGACAAAAAATACGACCAAAAAAAGAACCTATTCATTTAGAAATAATAACACCAAATAATTATCATATCATATACAAAAATAACTATACGGTTCATGAGATAAAAACACAATTAAAAAATAATAAACTTAAGTTGTCCGGGAATAAATCGGAATTATTAGACCGTTTATATCAATATTTCAAATCATATAAGTTTGTTGTGTTAATACAGAAGTTTATTCGTGGATATTTACAACGAAAATTAATTTCACTTAGAGGTATAGGATTCAAAAAAAGAGATTTATGTATAAATAAAGAAGATTTTTTGACTATGGAAACAATGACACAAATTAATACAAATCAATTCTTTAGTTATACCGCATCAGATAATACAACATATGGATTCAATATTTTGTCGATTTATAATATTATTACTAAAGTAAAAGGTCATCCACAAAATCCATATAATCGAGAAAAAATACCAAATAATATTATTCAAAATATTTATGAAATCATTAAAATAGGAAAAGTATTAAAACAACCCATTGAAATCTGTATACCAAGCACGAATGATAATATAATGAGTGATACAAAGAGAGTTGAAATGAGAGCATTAGATATATTTCAGAATATTAATTTATTAGGAAATTATAGTGACTCTATATGGTTTCTCTCTTTATCGAGAAATCAATTATTCAAATTATATGGCGAATTATTTGATATATGGAATTATCGCGCAAACTTGACGGATGATATAAGATTTAAAATATGTCGACCACACGGAAATCCTTTTATAAGTGATAGATTAAATTATTATACTGATAATAATATACATCAAATACAGAATAAATTATTGAATATATTCGAGAAAATGACTAATACTGGAATCGATGTCGATTCTAAAGTATTAGGAGCATATTATATTTTAGCGGCATTGACTTTGGTTTCAGCTAATGCTGCAGAAGCTATGCCTTGGTTATATCAATCTGTATCTTATAATCATCATTAAATAATATATTTTTTGTCTTATTGTTCAATTTGTCGAAATATTAAGAATATAGAATATGATTACATTTGTGAATTATTGTAAATAAATTATTGTAAATAAATTATAAAAATGATTTTTATAATTTATCAAAAAAATATTTAATTTATCAAAAAATATGTTTTAATACATTTTATCAATTTAATGACAAACCAATTATTTTATATAGTTAGGATAAATATACCAGAATATATGCCATGTCCATTCTAAATATCTACCACTCATAAAATTTGATAAATCTGTTGTAATAATCCAATCATATATATTTTTATAAAACTCTTTTGGTAAGTTTTTTATTAAATCTTTATGGACTAAAAATTGTGCTGATCCCAAATAAGAATATATAAAATCCGAATTATTAGGCACTTTAGATATTGGAATATATTTTTCAATATATTCATCATACCATTTTAGTAAATCTTTATAATGATCTTTGTTTATTGAGTTATGTGTATTCCAATGACAGTTATTATTGATATTATAATACATTTGATTACTTGCAACTGCTTCATTAAACTTATCAATGATAGAACCACTATGATGCCAAGTATATTCATCATCATGCATAAAAAAAGTAAAATCACTTAGATTATCATAATTATCTATAATGTATTTTAAATATACAGATGCTTCATTACCTTTATTTACTGGAATATTTAATGGATTATTTGGATTTTCTTTATCATATATTAGAACATTGATGTTATTACCATTATTTATTTTATAAACAAAATCGACATTTTTATTATATCTGGAAACGACTATATTTATAGTGGATTCTTTAAGTTCCATATTTATATTATTTATATAAAAGTGTGAGTGCTATCTTTACGATTATGTGGAAACTTAAATGGAACATTAGTATATTTACCGACTTCAGTAAACCATTGTACAAAGCTTAAGAAGGATTCTTCATTATCTTTAATCATTCTTAGTAACTCTACATCACGGTCTATACGCGATTGATTATCTTTTGTTTGTTTTAATTCTATTGTATCAAGTTTTAATCCTAGATTTACATTATTAGTATTGTAATTTTCAATATGTGTATCCATTTTTGTATTTAAAGCCGCTTCAGCATTATTTGCTCGTATAATTTCAGTATTAATACTTGTAGTTAATGATCCTTTTGTGTTAGCAATAGATAATTCAAGCAATTCCTTATCAGATGATTGTTTTGCGATTTGAGTATCTAAATTTGTTTTTATTTCGTTAGTTATATTTATAATAGTAGTATTTGTATCATATATATTACGTTCTGTTTTATTTAAAATTTCTTTACTATAATAATATAACGCAATATCATCAAAACTATTTACCATAGTTTCATCACTAGTGCTACATCCAATATTATTTACAATAAACTCATAATGTCCAGTAGGTTTATTCTTTTCTGTAATTAACGTTACACACTCAACATAATCATTCGGTGGTATTTTATCATAAAAAACTGATGACTCGGAAGCAAGTGTCATTCTTATTTTTTTTTGACTATAATTTGGAATACTATTTGCATTATTATTAATATCCGCATATAATTGATAACACGTACTGTTTGAATAAGAATTATTTATTAATATTGATGTAGGATTTGAAACTTCGAAAAACAACGCTTTATTATACCAAGTAGATACATCGGTGCCATCTTTCTTTACTTTTGTATATACAGCTAATTTAGGAAGTGCTTTGTTACTAAGAATACATATACTACAAAATAACTTTGCTATATCTTTAAACATGGTTGGTTTAAATACAGGTAATTGAATGTGAACATAGCTTGTAATTGGAACATGAAAAAACAACCCATTAATATTATGTGCTTGCACATCTGTATAACCGTTTCCTCCAAAATTTCCTAGCATACCATCAGTATATATGCTTATAGATGGAGAGATATTTTTTACAGTAATCATTTCTTCTCTAATTTGTAGATCATTCTCTCTTCTTGAAAGAACTTCAGCTAATAATTCAGATTCACAAGATGCTTTATATGCAGTAATTCTTCCTTCGATAAGAAGATCATTTGCAACATGAGTATTATAATTACTGGTTATTAATGTGTTTATATCGGCAATATTTTTAGTATGGGTTATATCTTGTGCAATGCTGACAGTTTCAACTTCATTAATCTTCGTTGAAATACGGTAAATCTCAGCTATTAAGTTATTCGAGGTTGTTATTTCTAAACTATTTACTAAATCAATAAGTTCTTTAAAACTATTTAATATATCAGGTGATCCTAACAATATTGCATCAATTTTACTATTTATATTAATAATATCCGCCTTAGAAATATCTATTGAATCATTTAAAGATTCTTTAAAAGCAACTAATTGTCTCATAATAACCGCGTCTTCGTCATCAATACCTTCTTTTAAGTGTTTCAAAGAAGAATGTCCAATATCAATAATGTCTTGTTTTATTGTTACGTAATCTCCTAGATATAAATCAACACTTCTATTATGTTCGCCTTCAAAATTACCGTATTCAGGCGTGTAAAATCCTTGACCAAAAGTATACAGCTTTGAATTTATATCATATGAAAATCCATATGATAACAGCTGATCACGAATTTTGTTGTATAGTTCATCCCACGATGATAAATTAAATATATGTTCGATTTCAGGTAGATCAGAATCAACATTATATTTTAGAGGAATCTTAATAAAAGTGTAATTGGAAGTATTTAATATAATAATAATTGGTTGTCTTGTTCTAATAAGAAGAACATTATCTCCGAACCATTTTGACACGACAGATATTTTCAAAGAACTATTTGATTGCCCAATCTCTATTATATTATCGTATACTTGTGAAGCAACTATACCATCAGGCTTTTCTTCAAACAAACTGAACTGTGATACTGGCATAATTATACTTTATACTAATATTATAGTTTATACCAAAAAAATAATTAATATAATTAATTTAATAATTCCCTAATATTTTTAAAGCTATTTATATACAAATATAAATATAAAATATTGTTGCGTTAAAACACTTAAAAAGAAAATGTTTAGATAAGTTATAATGCCTAGACTAACTAAGTCATCATCTGCTCCTTCGAAGGAAGTTTCTGTATCTTCTATTATTTCTGATAATATTCAATTATCAAATGTGGAATCAACCACGCCAATAAAGGCTCCTAGAGCGAAGAAGCCTAAGGCACCAGTTGTCGAGGCAGTTTCTTCAACTGTTGAATCTACTATTACACCAACTCCATCTACTGAGTTGATTGAAGAGAATATTATTTTGGAATCAGTTGTTGCTCTCGATGCTGATCCAAGTTTGATTGTTCAATCAAATGAGTTTTTTGGAAAACTCCAACAACTTGGTGTATTAATTTCTTCTATTAAAACCGAATATCGTTCTTTAGAAAAGAAGTGGTCTCGTGATTTGAAGGCAGCACAAAAGAAGAGCAGTAAAGGCAAGCGTAAACTTGCAGCTGGAAATCAGACACGTGCTCCAAGTGGATTTGTCAAGCCAACTCTTATCAGTGACGAATTGGCTGCTTTTTTGGGAAAAGAAAAGGGAACTGAAATGGCGAGAACCGCAGTAACTCGTGATATTAATGCGTATATCCGTTCAAACAGTCTCCAAGATACTGATAACGGAAGAAAGATTATTCCTGATTCAAAGTTGGCGACCCTATTGAAGTTGAATGAGACTGACGAATTGACTTATTTCAATCTTCAAAAATATATGAGTCCTCACTTCCAAAAGAATGTCAAGGTTGAGATGGCGGCTGCTGTTCAGCAAGTTTAAACAATACACAATAAACAACAAACAACAAATAATTATTCATGATTTGAATAATTATTTATATACTAACAATTCAATTACTTATTTATTGGAACAAGTTTAATACTTGTTCCAATAGAACATTCATATTTGGCAATACAATTTGATTCAACTGGAGGAAGTTGGGGGATTTTACCCATAAATATTTGTGTTGGTTCTGAAAGAACAATATCATCTATTTTTACACAAGATTGTGTCGGTTTTTCAATTTTTTATGTATCATAATATATTATCACTATATATATATATTCTATTCAAAGCTTGGATATTTTGTATCAAGAGGTCCAATAAAATATAATCTCAACAATTTATTCTTATTCATATGTGGTTGCATATCTAACACATCTAATATAGTAATTTTTTTTTCATTTTCAGTTAATTGGTAATTCGGATTTAAAATATAATTTACAGCAAATTCTTCAGTTAGATATTGAGTCTTCAATATTTCGACAAAATCATATTTATATATATTATAAATTAAATCATCCATTGTATGTTTTACATTTAAAAACGTTGATAATTCAGAGTCAAATGAATCCATTATTATAATACTTATACTATACTTATATAATATTATTTCCAAATATATTACTCCAATTCACATAATGTCATTCTCAAATTATTGCGAATATTGATATGTTTTTTATTTAATTGCATAAGAGATTTTTCCATACAGCGAATACCTCTAATAAAATCAGCAAGATTATAATGAGATTGAATAAATCTACATAATTTCAATTGATAAGATACATCTTGTTTTGCTTGAAAAAGTGATTTATTATTTGTTTGTAACCAAAGAAAAAAATCTTGATAATAGAAAATCAATATATTAGTAATAATATAATATGCCAATACATTTGTATTTTCACGATATTTCATCTTTATAGAATAAGAAGAAAGATGGTCAAAACAAATAATATCTTCATATTTTACTGACATATAATCGAGAACTTTAACCATCTGAAAACATGAATATATTTTTTCCAAATAAATAAACATTTCGCATTTGTCGATAAATACAGATTTATTATCTATATAAATATTTCCAATACGTTTATTACCAATAGTCAAATAATAACTAGTAAATATAGCATTCATTATTCTTGCCCATAATTCGGTATAGGCTTCAAATAAATTGACAATTGAGTTTACATTGAATAATTGTAATATTTTATCTCTTGTTAAAATATTATCATTACTAGAAAAATCGAGACCAAAACTGTGAAATGTTTCATGAATAAAAACCTTGAACCATTCTTCTTTACGATAAATAACAATATCATTATTTTTTCGACAAGAATAAGTATATGCTGTATTTACATTACTTTCATCTAATATAGGCTGTTTATGAGTTGGACGAGGTAACCATTTTTCCATTCCTGTAAAATATATGAATATCTTCAATTGTTCTGAACATTTTTCTGAAGAATGTAGTTGTAAAATATATAACCACATTATTATTCGTTCGACATATTCAGTATAAACATTTAAATTACTATGATTAGTTGCAATAAAATAGATATATATTTTACGATGAAACATTGCAAATTGATATTTGATACAAAAAACAGAATGAGTATGAATATATTCTTGTACTTTTATAGGCATTGAACCGTTTGCAAATATTGCGGATTTAGGTATATCGCTTATTTCTCGTATTTGTGATATAGAAGGATTCAATGTATCGCGCATTTTTCTCACGTATTTATCTGCTCTAGTTAATTGTTCCAATAAATATTCAAATATTTTGCGAGTATGTTTTGTCGTTTTTATATTAGTTGTTGTATTTGTATAAAGACAATGATTTTCCATAAAATAAGTAATTAATTCAATGCTCTTTTTGTTTAACATATATTACAATAATATTATTGTAATATATTATATTTGTTATTCATATTCACGAATATTTATAATATCAATTCTTTTCTTTTCAGATATTATATGAGTTTAGATGAAGGATTATTAATAACTTGCGTGTTAATATTACTATTTGTTATTTTATATTATATTGGGTATATGACTCCATCTCCACAAATAAATGCTCCTGTTTCATACTGTTTTAATTCTACATATGGATGTTGTCCATTAAGTGAACTTCCAAGAGTAGATGCAATGGGTACAAATTGTTAATTTGTAATTTGTACAATAAACGCATTTTTTATAGTTGAATAATGAAAATATAAGTTTATATTTTCATTATATTTTGGAAAATTATATTTATAAGTAAGTTTATAAAGAGGTGTAATTTTATTATCAATATTTACACTTGAAGATTTAAAACTGCATCTTTCTGTATAAAATAAAAGGAAACTTCAATATTTACCTATTTCAAGGGTGTAAATATTCAAGGCATCAAACACTTTTTTATTTTATTTATTTGTATAATTTTATCATCTACATCTTTACAACATATTGCGTGATGAAATAAACTTTTATTACTATTATATATACAAGTTCTAAAAATTACATAATCATTAGGAATATATCCATAATTAATTTTATGTTTCAAGTTATTTATAATACTTTGGTCACCTAAATACATATTTGCTTTTTCAGTCATATCAAACGTTTTTACACCTTTTTACATTTCAAACGCCGATTTTAACATCAAAAAAAATAAAAAAGTGTAAAAGTCAATAGTAGGAATTTCACCTACAATGGTTTAACGAAAAGAAAAATATAAATCACTTTTAGTTGTCTACGTCAAATACATCTCTATGCCATTCTTGGTATGTTTCAGCTAAAACACCATTCGCATAAATAGCAGAATGTATATCACACTCTAAATGATAGTATTCTACAGATTTACATTCACTATCTTGATAAATAATTTCTCCGTTTATTAAATCACTAGAACGCACCAATTTATCATTTATTAATAATCTATGACCGGGAGAAACATATAAATCTACAAAAGGACATTCTTCTCCAAACGCATTTTTTGTAATACATATTGGTCTTGAATTTGAATTTAATATTATTGGTCTAAATTTACTAATCCATATTATAGGCGTTTCCTTAATATCAATATTTTTGTTCAACATACCGTCGTTTGATATGCTTCCTTCTCTTACTACTATATCACCTTTTTTAATATCTTCAACTTTCATGTAACCTTGATTTGTTAATATTAACGTGCCTTTTGAATAACAAGGAATAGGTTCATCAGTTATATTAATTCGGTTTCCCATACTTGTATGATATTGACATACATAGTATAAAGTGCTTGGAGCATCTAAAGGAACAACAAATGTTAAAGTTCCATTTTGTTGTCCTGCACCAGTTACACCCTGACTATATACATTAGCAGAGTTATATGGACTACTAGTTGTTTGTATATGAAAAGGATGACCTACCGCAGATATGATAAAAGTGTATGTTCGACCTCTATACATACTTAGTTGTGGATTATTTGTACCATTAACAACATAAGCTCCTGAGATGGCGTAGACAGTAAAATCAGTTGTAGACATATATATATAATTATATTATTATTTGCTAAATAAATTATTTATATATGCCTACTCATAAGAGTAAAGATTATAAGGAAACTGCTGTAAATTATTATTTAGTAGAAGATAAAACACAAGAAGAAGTATGTAAAATTTTCAAATGTTCTCCTAGAAGTTTAATGCGTTGGGTTGAACGATATAAGAAAGACGGAAATGTAGATATTCATTATAGAAAACCAGTTGCTTATAAAGCCAAAAAGGAATATGTGAAATTCTTATTAGATGAACTACAAAAAAATAAAACATCTACTTTACATGAATTAAATCAAAAACTTAAAGATAAATATAAAGGTGTTGATTTATCTACTACACAAATTTTTAGAATAATTAAAGATAATAACATTTCTTTGAAACTTACTAGAATTAGACACGAACCTACTTTGCGTTTTGGTAAAGAAATTAATATTAATCATAAAATAAAAGATTTTTATGAAGCAGTTAAAAAATATAAAATAGAAGATATTATTTGTATTGATGAAACAAGTATAAAATCATTACAAAAAAGAAGTTATTGTTATAGTAGTAAAGGAAAACGATGTGTTATAAAAACACAATCCCAAGAAGTATTCAAAAAATATACAGGAATATTTGCTATTTCTATTGATGGTGTTATAGATTGGGATTTGTATGAAAAAGGAGGTATAAATACAGATAGACTAATAGATTTTCTAGAACAAAATATAACAAGTAAATTAAGGAATAAGTTAATTATTTTAGATAATGCGAGTAGTCATAGAAATGAAAAAATAAAAGCATTAGTTAATAAACATAATAATATATTATATGATGTTCCTTATCAACATTTCACAAATTCCATAGAAAATTATTTTAGTATGTTGAAATCAAGATTACAAAAACTAGAAGGATTGAAATATGAAATTTTAAAGGAAAATATAAAGAAAGTAATTAGTGAAATCCCAAAGGAAAAGTATGAAAATATATTTAAGGGTGCTTATGAAAGACCAGAAAAATATGTTCCAAAGAATAAAACAAGGAAAATAACAAAAAATTACAAGTAATTATTTATAAAAATAGACTTATAAATAATCGGCGTTTGAAATGTAAAAAGGTGTAAAACAATATATTCTTTTTGTTTCTCCTTCAATATTATAAATTGGTTTAGTTTTACAACCTTCTTCAATACAATTTTTACTTATTACATCTACCATATTTTCCTTTTTATGTTTTGAACAATATAAACCTGTCGTTTCTCCTTCAGTATTATAATTTGGTTGAGTTTTACAACCTTCTTCAATACAAGTTTTGTTTTTCACATCTACCATTCCTTCCAATTTATGTTGAGAACAATATAATGCTTTTGTTTTACTTTTTAGATTGAAGTATGGACGAGTCCTACACCCTTCGTGAATACACATTTGTCTATTTTTTATATAAATTAATAGACAAATATTAAAATCGGCATTTGAAATGTAAAAAGGTGTAATACTTCATCAAAAAAGTTTATTATGTTTTTAATATTATTGTTGTTTTTTATAATAAAAAAACCTGTATTTATATCATTACTTATATTTTCTCTCATGAAATGTATATCTTTATCTTCATTTTGAAGAAACTTTTCTAAATTATACCACTCATTTATATTTTTTTTAATATAAATAACATCACAATCTGTAAAGATAAAATATTTTATATTTTTTAAACTATCATAATCTTGTAGAACATTAATAAGATGATTTATTTTATTTCTAACACAATAATACCACAAATCTGTTTGAAATCCTGTTTTGTCAAATAACATCATATTAATATCATCTTTCATATGGTTAATATTATTAACTTGTATGTCAAGCAATGAATCCAAAAATATATTTGTCAATTTTGAATAATTAGGAGTTGAATAACATATAAATAAAGATTTGTCAATCATTATATAAATTGTAATTCATTATATAAATATCATAAATAATGTATATTCATTGTAATATAAATATTAAAAACTTATTTACAATATGGTGGTATCTCGATTAAATAAGAATATTAATTATAAAGAATTAGAACGATTAGAGAAGGATGACGCATCAAAACAATCTGTTTTATACGAATTAATAATCGAGAATAGTCATATACCTAAAGTGGGTATTGTTATTGCTCTTGGTAATATGAAACGCACACATGAAAAATATCATCCAGGAGTTATATATTTTCCTATATATTTTATAACAAAGAATAAAACCGCAATACAAATTGGTGTATATGAAATATTAAAAGATGAAATATACAAGTTTGTAAATAAAGATAACGAAGTTGATATAAAAAATTATCACTTATTTGACCCACCATTATTATGGAGTTGGATAGATAACACATTCATCACTAAAAATAGATTACCTCCAATTGTTATTGAACATAAAGATGATAGTGGAGATGAAGAATCAGATGAGAATGATTCAGAGTTTGATAGCGATGATGATAAACCGCAAAATAAACGTATTGAACATGTTGAATATATAATACCAGAGCATAGAAAGGACATTTTTACGCTTATGAAAGACGTAAGAGCACCCGAGTTATTAAAAGAAGAAACATCTGATATCGCAAAATTGATAAAGAAAGAAAATGATTTGAATTGGATTAGTAAGTTTATGAAGAATGAAAATTATGATATTTTCGACAAAGATAATATATTTCACACATTACAAAGTGCATTTGAACAAATTGGACAACAAACATATGAGAAAAAATTACGCAAAAAAATGAGTGAATCTAAATATATAGAAACATATTTTCATCGTCAGAAGATGAAGTATAATGAGTTTATACGTTCTTTTCAAGATATTCAGAAAAAATTGGAGACAGAAGAGAGAAAAAAAGAAGAATATAAAAAAGATTTGAAGCAAAAACAAGCATCTTCTGTGAAATTACAAGATTTTGAAATCAAAGAATATAATAGATTAAAAAAGGATATCGAATTATTGACTATTCAAAAAAGTGAATTGAAGATATTAAAACATGATTATGATTATATGAAATCTATCAATTCTGTTGAACAAATGAAAGAATATATTATGTCGAAACATTATCTTGCAGATGAATATGGTATATTTCTTTTAGAGAAATTATTAAAGATTAAGTTTATTGTATTTTTTGAAGATGCAAATAAAGAAGGTGATATGAAAAGTGTATTGGATTGTGGAGTCAAAGATGACAATGTAACGAAGTTTCAACCAGAATATTATATTTTATTAGAATATTCTGAAAAAAAGAACATATATAATTTAGTTACTTATAAAAATAAACGGATATTTACATTCAAAGAATTACCATATGATTTGAAAAATATTATATCATATAAATGTCTCGAAAATGTAGAAGGTATATTTACTCGTATTCCAGAATGGATACATTTTCATAAAGAGATTAAAAGACGCGGTGATATAGATGAAGAATATAAGAGAAATGAAATTGATTCTGAAGATATTATGATTTCTGGAATAATACGTAAATATGATGGAGTGAAAATACTTATATATTGTCCTTCTTCTCATAAGAAGCATCCTGGTTCAATTCGTGGAGAGATTATGCCTCATGAAAAAATAGTTGAATATATTTTTCTATCATCAATAGATAACTGGAGATGTATTCTAGATAATAATTGGACGGGTACAGATTTGAATGATGCCGGGATTTTAAAGACATTTCAATTTGAATTAAATGGGTATTATTGGGCAAGTGTCCAGCATTATATACAAGGTTGTAAGTTTAAAGAAGATAACCCACAATATTACACTAAGTTCGCATTAGGAACGACAGAATCAGATACAATAATAAATACAATGGACCATCATCATTCAAATGGATTATCTAAAAATATTGAATTGGCTATATTCATTGGTACAAAAACGGCTGGTAAATTATTTAAAAGTACTTCTTCTCAAAATAGTGTATTAAATGGTTATAAGAGAGATAAAAGTATTCAAATTGATCGTATATATAATGAAGATATTGAATTACGAAATATGAGAGATGCATTATATGCAAAGTTTAGTCAAAATCCAACATTTAAAAAAGTATTACTTGCAACAAATGATTCATTATTAGTATATGCTCCTCTAAAAAAGAGAGAATATCCTGCTGAAGAATTGATGTCAGTTCGTGATACATTAAGCAAAATATAATCATTATTATTAAATAATTTACATAGTAAATATATTTCATATTTTATACTATAAATAATTTCATATTTTGTTGGTGAATTATATAACAAAAAATTACCCAAATATATTATAAATAAAAAATATGGAAACGAAACATATTATTACATAAAAAATAATTATGAAAATTGGATTAATTACACAAACACAATTTTTAATATAAATATCAAATACTTTATAAATATCAATACGTTAATATTTTATCATAATTAAATAATATAAAATCTAAATGATAAAAATTGTTTATTAATTCAATCGATTTATTATTTAAATAATTATAATAATTTACTTTATTTATATTTACATTATCATTATTATTAAATTCGGTATAACCTAAGTTATTCATATCAGTTTTTAAAGTTTCAGTTTTTAAAATATTTATATTTTTTATAATTTCTTTATCATTATCTATTATAAAATAATGTTGTGGTATATTATGATTATCATAATAATTTTGTGATATATTATGATTATCACATACTAAGTATCTATTATTTATTATATTGAATACATCTTCTTTTGAAAAATTAACATTAATTTCTGAAAAATAAAATAAATCGCTAATAATACGTTCATATGGATTTCTAACAATTGTAATGATTTTAATATTATTATAATTTATATCAAACTCTTTGTTATATTCAACTATTTTTTTATATGTAATATGTTGTAATGATGAATTAATTTTTATATTTTTTAGGTTATTGTTTTCAATATAACCAAATAAAGATGTATTATTTAATTTAATATTAAATTTAGAAGAAAAATAATTTTCAATTGAAGTACCACCTGTTTTAGGTATATGTATAAATAATATATTTACATCATCATTTTTAAAATACGGCATTATATTATTTATTAATATTATTTATTAATATTATATAATTAGTAAATTGAATTACACGAAACAATATGCTTTTTTAAAAAAGAGAATATTCTGACTAAATAATTATTCATTAAACATTAAGTAAAATAAATTATATACTTTTGTATATTTTATTATCAATACCAATAATAAATATTATAAAATATTTATTATTTATTTATCAAATAATAATTGAATAACTTCATCCGCAAATGCTAGATAATCCGAGTTTAAACGACAATATTTAGATGTCCTTATGTTTTGCTATTAAAATATATAATAACATAACTTAAAAGAGGTGAATACCATAAACACATAACTTATATCTTATTATATACGTCTCTCCATTGTTTTGATAACGTCTCATAAGTCCAATTACTTTTTACACATTGATATTGTTGTTCTGTGATTTGTTTTACTTTCTCATTATCAGATTTCAAATTGTTAATAATATCAATTGCTTCTTCTATATTAGAATACTTTGGTCCAGGTATTTCAGAAAAATTACCTACTGCTACGCCTATAACCAATATACCCGATGCGATTGCTTCAAACGCAGGTAATGGTCCAGTTTCTTGCCAAATGTTTGGACCAGAATTAATAAATAATATATCAATTGTATTATACCATTCTTTCAATTCATCATAAGATAAATCTTCTGCAATACTTAATAATAACCCTGATTTATTACATATTTCATTACACCAATTACTCCTTTTATAAGAAACATGTGTTTTACCACACCAACCTGCTTTCATTAATTTGCCATCTCGTTTTATATGATTGAAGCTTGATAATGAAACACCATTATAACTATGACATAATTTATTTTGTATATTTTCAGGAAAAAGAGAGATAATCGATTTACTCACAATCGAATAAATTGGACCTTCTGGATAACAAGAGACATTCTTGAACTCAATATAACCATGACAACAAAATATCATCTTCTTTAATTTATCAATTGGAGCATTAACAAAAGCCCATATATTCACTAAATTTGTAATAAAAATATCAAACTCGTCCAATCATAATAAACAATATCAAACTCATCACATAAATAAGGATGTAAATCTTTGAATATTCTCCCAATTGACCAATTAGTATCAATATAAGCAAGTACTTTTTTGCGTTTAATAATATTTATATTCATATTATAATTATAATTCTATTTTTAATATTATAATAATATGAATATAATAATTAAATTATCAAGAAAGTATATCATATCGTTGAACCAAAAAATTATTTTTTAGATAAATATAAAATTATCGACAATTTGATATTTTGATATTTTGATATTTTGATATTTTGATATTTTGATATTTTGATATTTTGATATTTTGACAATTATATATTATAATTATATAATTGTTAATAAAGGTATGTCTATATTTTTAGAATATCCATGAACTTGAATATAGATTTATTTGTTATACTAGGATACTGTTTTACTTTCATATTGGCAAACTCTTGTATAAGTGCGTGATATGATAAATCGCCAAATATACTGTCGAAACGTTGTCCTTGAAACCATTCATAATTATATAATATTGATATATTTTCGACAATTTCATCAACAATCGCTTTATTACCATCTTTTGTTATTAGTTCAAACAACAAATCAAATAAATTACTAACTAATGTAATGACAATATCATCTTCAATAATACCATTTATTTTCAAGTTCATAATAAATGTACTAAAAGCTTTTACACGGTCATTATCTTTATTTAATTTACATATTTGTTCATAATCATTCATATCGATAGTCTTAATTTCATTAAATGATATAATATTATGAATATGATGGTCAATTCTATCATGTAAAATTGACAACATAATATTATTTTCATTACATAATTCACTATATAGTTTCGCGTATATTTCAGAATAAAAACGATTATCGGATGCAATATCGCAAATAATATTGCTAATCAGTTGTATATTGGTAGAATCATTATTCAAGTAAATATTGTCTAATACTTCTTTAATCGCAATTTTTTTCTCCGTATAATTCTTCTCAGTCAACATATTCAAGAGAGAACGAATATTCACTATGTCCGCTTCAAAACCTTCTTTTTGTTCAATTTTGGTTACTTCAAATGAACGAATCGTGTCCCAATCATCATCATTGAGTATTTCAATAGGTTGCAATCGTTTTTTATTTTGATTATTCTGTTTAGGTCGCATAGACAAATTATTTTTGATTGACGTAACTTGCACCATATTTGTTATTCCATTGCGTTTATTAAATATAGGTGTTTTCACATAACTAGGTGAACCAACTTTTGTTGCCAAATCATTAATAATTTGAATTGTATCTTGTGGTATATGACATATGAACTTATCAAATGCAATTTTATTAATTTCTTTTAATGAATATTTTCTATGTTCAAATTGCGTCATATAATTATTATATCTTCTATTTTTTATATATGTTGTATTTATAATATATTATCATTAATGTGCTTAAAAAAATGTTTGGTAAATATAAATATATGACAGAAATTAGTCTCTCTGAAAATGAAGTTGATAATATAGTGAGTTCGTGGGATGATTTGGATATACCAGTTCAATTATTACGAGGTATATATGCATATGGATTCGAACATATGAGTCCAATTCAAAAAAAAGCAATACAACCAATGATGATTGGCAGAGATATTATCGCACAAGCGCAATCTGGAACGGGTAAAACTGCAACATTCACAATTGGTTCATTATCAAATATCAATTTGGATTTGAACCATCCACAAGTTCTAGTATTATCTCCTACTAGAGAATTGAGCAAACAAACCGCATCTGTTTTTAATGGAATAGGTTGTATGATGAGTAGTCTACAAATACAGACATTAGTAGGAGGAAGTTCTGTAGATGATGACTTGTCGATTTTAAGAAATAATCCACCTCATGTGGTTGTAGGATGTCCTGGAAGAGTATTTGATATTTTAAAGAAAAATCACGTAATTTGTAAAAATATTAAAACAATCATTATGGATGAAGCAGATGAGATGTTATCATTTGGATTCAAAGAACAAGTATATAATATTCTTCAATTATTAGATAAAAATATACAAATATGTCTATTCAGTGCAACTTTGCCAGATTATATTAACGTTATTATTGATAAAATAATGAAAAATCCTATTCGTATTCAAGTTAAATCGGAACAATTAACATTGGAAGGTATATCACAATATTATATTGCTATCGAGAATGACCAGCAAAAATATGATACATTAAAAGATTTATATTCATTAATTTCAATGAGCCAATGTATTATATATGCTAATAGTTTACAACGTGTTTCAGATTTATATGATGCAATGTGTACCGATGGATTTCCAGTATGTTGTATTCATAGTAATATGGAAAAAGAAGACCGTGATAAAGCCTTTACTGATTTCAAAGTAGGTAAATATCGTGTATTAATATCATCAAATGTTACTGCAAGAGGAATTGATATACAACAAGTAAGTATAGTAATTAATTTTGATTTACCAAAATGCACGCATACATATCTTCATCGTATTGGTCGTTCTGGTAGATGGGGTCGTAAAGGGGTTGGAATTAATTTTATTACAAGAAGAGACGTTACTAAGATTCGAGAAATTGAAACACATTATGCGACTCAGATTAGTGAATTACCTAGCAATATTGATAAAATAATATGTTAATATATTAATATTTTATATAATCCTACTAAATTATTGTCATATTATAAAATATATAATATGACAATTTTACATCCTAAATGGAATAATGCTGTTATATGTTGTATTGCTAAAAATGAAGAAAGGTATATTATGGAATGGATATTATATCATCTCGAAATGGGATTTTACAGAATATATATTTATGATAATAATTATAATCAAAATCAATTACCAAACTATCTTTCAAAACACAAATTATATCCTATAATAAAAAAAAAGGTTCGCATCATATATTTTCCTGGAAAATTGAGACAAATACCAGCATATAATCATTTTGTAAAGAATGTATCTCATTTATGGAGATGGGTTGCAATTCTAGATTGCGATGAGTTTATAACTATTAAAAATCTAAATTATCTACCAATAAGTAAGTTCTTATCAAAGTACTGCCGTGAAGGATCCCTAGCTATACATTGGCGATTATTTGGTGGAAATGGACATATAAAATATCAAAACAAAAACGTTACTGACAGATTTACTAAATGCGAACGCAATTTGGATAAACATGTTAAATGTATATCTGTTTGTAATCATATATCTAATATACATAATCCACATATCCCTTCATTAAAAGGTCAATACAAACAATATGATTGTTTAGGTAGATTATGTAACGGACCATTGAATTATATTGGTTTGGATGAATCAAATGTTGGCATATATATTAATCATTATTTCTGTAAATCGAGAGAAGAATGGATATATAAAAAGAACAAAGGTATGGCGGACAATTTGAATATTAGAGGAAACCAAGAATATGATAATCATAATAAAAATGATATAGATGATTTATTTGCGAATAATTTTTATAAAACGTTTGTTATGCAAAGAATACGTTATTTTCTCTCGTTAAACAACCAATATAAATAATCACATTATATATTATTTATGTCAACTTCTAATGTTAACCCAAGAATTATATCGCATATAGAAGATATTAATAAATACTTCAAACTCCCAATATCGACAAATACAGATAAAATGGAATTAAATAAAAGCATTACGAATGATTTAGAATTGAAAAATACATATGATGCTTCAGGAGTTCCATTATACAATTATGTTTTTCAACCTACAACGTTATTTGGTAAGAAGGTTGTAGAACAATATACTGATTTTTATACGACAGATATAAAATACTTAAAAGATACTCAGTTATTGTATAAAAAGTTTAAACCTCTCGAAAAAACTTCATCATTAAAAGAAGATTATTCTGAAATAATGGATATTTGGGATGAGATTAAAAATGATACAAACTTTAAAGAAAAATATCATTATTTAGAATGGAATTATAGTATTTGTGATACATTAAATATGTCATCTGATTTTTTACAGATGATGAGCATTTATAATATGGCATCACCTCTTATGTCGTTGTTAATGCCTGTATTTATTCTTATTATTCCTTTTTTTGTTATACAAATGAAAGGTTTGAAATTGACCGTTTCGGAATATATTGAAATACTTAAACAGATTGCTAAGAATAATGCAATTGGACAATTATTTACACAATATAATGCAGTAAGTTCAGATAAAAAAATATATTTAATAGTGAGTGCTCTGTTTTATGTTTTCTCAATATATCAGAATATACAAACTTGTATACGTTTTCATCATAATTTAAAGAAGATACATTATTTCTTCGACAAAATTAGAAAATATATTCAACACACAGAAGATAATGTAAATCATTTATTTCAATATACGAAATTATTAGATACGTATCATAATTTTAATGAAACTGCTGCTAATAATTTGTCGATATTATCTGAATTAAAGGTACAATTGAAAAATATAACTCCTTATAGTTTAACAATAGATAAGGTCGGCCAATTAGGTAAAATTATGAGAGAGTTTTATGCGATTTATAGTTTGACTGATTTAAATGACGCATTTATGTGGTCTTTTGGTGTAAATGGTTATATTGATACGATTGAAGGAGTTGTTAAAAATATAGCAGATAATCATATGTCATTTTGTAAGTTTGTCAAATCAAAAAAGACAAAATCAACTACCGATTCTAAAAAGATAGTTAAAACAAAAAATCTATTTAAAGGAGCATATTATCCAGTATTAAAAGATAATTCTCCAATTCGTAATGATATTCATCTAGATAAAAATCTCATAATAACAGGTCCAAATGCTTCTGGAAAAACAACCATATTGAAATCGTCTCTTATTAATATAATTTTGACTCAACAATTAGGATGTGGATTCTATTCTTCTGCAAATTTTGTACCTTATAAATATATTCACTGTTATTTGAATATTCCAGATACTTCTGGACGAGATAGTTTATTTCAAGCAGAAGCACGTAGATGTAAAGATATCATTGATATAATACACGACAATAAACATGAATCTCATTTTTGTGTATTTGATGAATTATATTCAGGAACAAATCCTGAAGAAGCTATTTCTAGTGCAAAATCATTTATGAAATATTTAGTTAACATTAAAGGTGTAAATTGTATGCTTACTACTCATTTTATAGATTTGTGTAAAATACTAGATAATAATGTACAATTTAAAAATTGTCATATGAATACAGAAGCAGATAATGATGAACAATTTAAATACACATATTTATTGAAAGACGGTATTTCACAAGTTCGTGGAGGAATGAAGGTATTAAGAGATATGAATTATCCAAAGGAAATAATTGGAGATTGTGATTAAATAATATCGAGAAATATCGACAAAATATCGTCAAAATATTAATAATATACATTATTCGTTTTCTTTATAAATATATAAAATATTCTATCTATAATGAATTGTTCTTTGTTGAATATTCCTTATATAACTATTTTGGGAATCTCTCTCTTATTAATTGCAGGATTAGCCATTTTTTTAATTAAGAGAATGAATAATCAGAATCATAAGTTTTCTTCAATTGTCGGAGTGGTTACTTCAATGGCAGATGAATTATGTCGATTAAAAACACTAGTAACTGGTGGTATTGTTTCAAGTTGTATAAAAGTTAATGCGACAAATGAAGCTCATGTTTCAAGTCCATCATTAGTAACTGTTTCAGATGAGTCTGAAGATGAACCTGAATCAACTGATGATTCTGACTCAGATAATGAAGATGAAGAACATGATGAAGATGATAATGAAAATGAAGATAAAGATGATGAAGATGATGATGATGATGATGATGATGATGATGATGATGATGATGATGACAAAGATAATAAAATACGCTCAACTCATTCCGAAATAATTATATCTTCTTTAAATGAAGAAACAAATATAGTATCATCTGCTCTTGATGAAGTTATGGTATTTCCTGTTGATATAATGCTTTCAATAAATGATGAAGAAATTATTCCAATTGAACAAAATACAATTCCAATTACAATCCCTAATGAAGAATTATCTGATAAAATAGATTTGATACAATTACAAGAGAATACAATAGATTTATCAACTGATAATTTAGAAACTGATATTGTAGATACTGAACAATTAGAGATTATACAAAATAATACGTTTATAGAACATGAAGAACCATTATCTTCATCTATAACTAGTATGAATATTTCATCTAAACCATCATCATCTGGAAAGATTAATTATAAAAAGTTGTCATTAGATAAATTACGAAATATTGCGACAGAGAGAGGGATTATCATACCAGAAATATCAAAAATAAAAAAAGCAGAACTGATGAAACTGTTGGAAGCATAGAATAAAAACTATTTATTAATTATTTTTTAATGATTTGTCGATTTGTCGATTTTGGATATATAATAATATTTCTTAATATTATTATAATGAGTTGGGGTAGTTGTTTTTCAGGTTCAAATAATATACATTTTAATTTTCCACCAATTATGTCAGATGGACGCAATTATTCTTCTTGGCAACCTTCTGCTGTTGTAAATGAAAGAATACGACGTGCAGAAAATATACAATCAAATTGGGAGTATAGACAATTTATGACAAATAATGGGATTCAAATTATGAAGATGAATAATCAAGAAGCATGTCTCGATTTAGGCATAACACCGCACATTTATTCAGACCGTTCTCCAGCCGAAAATGTGCCTCATTTATATTCTGATTCAATGGATACAAGACAACCTGGTTATGGATATACAACAAGTGATTTGAAAACCCCATATTTATCGAGAGAACAATTACAATCGAGATATTTATCACCTTCAATAGAAGTAAAAACAGTAGAGAATAAAACGATTAATTTTCGCAACCAATAAACAAACCATAAAAAATACAAATATATTTCTCGGTAATATGAATGACAATGACAATGACAATGACAATGACAATAATAATAATAATAATAATTTTTATTATTGTATTTTATTAACTTCATTTGAATAACCAAATAATCGTTCATTTGCAATAGTAATGTATTCATTATTTATTTCAAATCCGATATAATTAACGCCCATTTTTTTTGCAGAAACACATTCAGACCCAGAACCGACAAATGGTACAACAAGAATAGTATCAGAATCTTTATTTAATGCTGCTTTTATTAGCTTATCACAAAGAGCCAATGGTTTCTGAGTAGGATGTCCAACACGTTCTTTTTTACCTGCTCCGCCAGCCAAAGTAGGAATCTTTATAACATCTCTTGGTAAAGCACCTTCATCATGTGCTGTATAAATTGTTTCTTTGTCACCATTACTAAATCTACCTTTTGTCGATTTACGAACCTTACCTACCAGATTATTTAAAAAGGTTTCAGTATATGGTTCCCGAACATCATCGCGATTAAATATAGGTTTATCTTTATAACAACATAATATACTTTCATGAGTTCTCTGCCAGAAATTAAGTGATGGATTAACTTTATTAGTATAATACCATACCAACCATCTTACATTACAATTTATGCGTACTCTAATAAATGAGAGTATTTCACTGAAACCGTAAATATATAATGTTCCAGTAGGTTTCAATATTCGCATACATTCGACAATCCATTTGTCACACCAAATAAGATATTCATCCATTTTCTGTTTATCACTATTATTTCCAAAGTCTTTTCCAATATTATAAGGTGGGTCACAAATAATAATATCGACACTATTATCAGATATCTTCTTCATACCAGAAATACAATCTTCATTGTATATCATATTTAAAAATGGCGATGATTCCGAATCCATTTATCTAATATCTATTATAATTTGAATTAAATATAACAAAAATATCGAGAAATATATTCGGCCAGTATTATATTATTTAATAATTGAACTTAAAGAACTTTGTCGAAAGAAGAACAATATGCGTATAATAAGTATTGATGTTGGTATTAAAAACTTGGCATATTGTATCCTCACAATTGAACCTAATACTTCATCATTAAAAGAAGAATCAAATCATATAGAAAAATGGGGCGTTGTCGATTTATCGACAAAACTATCGCAACCACCACAAGAATTAAATAAGATATTATGTTCTTGTTTTACGATGACAAAAGGTACAAAGAAAACGCCTTCTATCCAAAAACAATGTTCTTCTATTGCTAAATGGAAGAAAGATAATGTATATTATTGTGCAAAACATGCAAAAAATACTGCCTATATAATTCCTACATCTCAATTAAAACCGTCTTATTTAAAGAAACAAAATATTTCTTATTTAAAACAATTATTAGACAAATATTGTATCGCATTATATTCAGATAAGAACACAAAAACTGAACTTCTTTCTCTTTTGGATACACATATACAGAATAATATATTAGAATCAATTATATCATCTTTGTCGAATCAATCTTCTGCTAAAAATGTAAATGCGTCCACTTTAGATTTAGTTACAATCGGCAAAAATATGAAGATACATTTTGATAAACTCTTTAATGAAGAATTGAAACCTATAGATAGGATTGTTATTGAAAACCAAATTAGTCCTATTGCAAACAGGATGAAGACAATACAAGGCATGATTGCACAATATTTCATAATGAATACACAGAATAATGACCTCATCATTGATTTTTGTAATTCCGCAAATAAGTTGAAATTGGCACCTTCATCACAACCAATTGTCGAATATAAACAACGTAAAGCACTCGGAATACAACTCGTTAGTATGTATTTAACAGACGCAAATTGGTTATCATTCTTTAATGAATATGGTAATAAAAAAGACGATTTAGCTGACTGTTATTTACAAGGAATATGGTATATAAAGAATAAATTATAAAATATCGTCAAATCGAGAAAAATCAAGTTATTTGTATATTCAATATAATATCACTTCTTTCTTCACTATAAATATTCTTCTCATTTATTCTAATAATTCCTTTACCTTTCAAAAAATATTGTTGTCGACTCCTTATAAATAATTGAGAAACTGGAATACGTATTATAGGGTCGTTTATTGTTGAAGGTATATCTGATATGGTTATATATTCTTCTTTAAAGAGCGATTCCGACATTTTTACAATCATATCGACAATAATATTATTATTCTCATCTATAGTAATATTATCCGGTAATTTTGGAACACATTTAACAATAATATCTAACTCATTTTCAAATACTACTTCTGAATACCATAATGGAACATAATATATATTTCCATCAACATCTAATTTATATATTCTATCACTGAATAATTCAGTTAATGAAGGTTCTAATATGTATATATGGATATTGTTATATTTCTCGATAATTATCTTCTTCAAAGAATCCAACCAGCTTTCTGAAATATGAAGTATATCACGATATTGGAAAAAGTAGTTGTATAAATCCAATGCATCTTGTTTGTCGATATTATCAAATAATTTCATAGTAAGTGTTTCAAAATGAATAAAAGATAGTAATGATGATATAATGTTATTATCTTTAAAAAAAATATTTAATAAATCGTGATAATTCATAGAATGGGTATTTGTAGATTCAGTTTCATTATCAGTCGCCATATTTGTCGAATCATATTCATCATACATGTCTTTTTTTAATAAATGATATGCTTCTTGTATTTTCTGAAAATATGCGGTAGATTCTAAACTATTTTGATGTTTATCAGGATGATATTTGAGTGCCAAATTATAATACTGTTTCTTTATATCCATTTTATAAATAGTTTCCGCATTAATACCGAATATGTAATACGCTTCTTGAAGGTCCATTTTATATTCATATAAACATGATATTGAGTTTATATGAATATAAAATTACATTAAAATATTATACATCAGAATAATCATAATTATGAACTACCGAAATAATATAATATAATAAGTATTCTAAATGATAAACAGGACGATAATTATTATTATAATATTGAAAAAACCTAAATATTGTTATCATCAACTCTGATATTTTGTCCTTTTTTATATGTTTCTTTTGAATTAAATCATTTATTATATACCATATACATTCATTTACATTCAAATGATAAATAAAAATATCATATATATAATCTCGAAATAATAACATATCGCATTTATTTAAAATACTATGTATTATTTTATCGCAAATTATTTTATGAGGTATATTATACTTTGTTGATACATCATCTTTCATATTTTTAATACTTATAATATCTTCCAATTTTAAATGAGATGGTATTTTATTAGTCAACACCTTATTATATGTTATTTTTGTAGGTCTCGCCATATTAATAATCTCACAAGAACTCATAATATTATCAGGAATAAAACTGATATCTTCTGTAATTAACATAAATATTATTTGTATTGGCGAAAAATTATTTTTCTGAATATAACTATAAAAACACTCTAATAAATCAGAATTAATTTTACCAAAGTTCTTACATAATATAATTCCACATTTATCTGATTTTGCAGAAATTATATCTACAATTTGTGTATATATTTCATTCCATAATAATTTTGAATTACATCCTAATAGAGACATATCTACTTCATAATGAATGTCACTTATTTTAATATAATATGTTTTTATAACGTTCAAATTATGTAATCCAATACTTATCTTCTTTTCATATTTTAAATTACTTTGACTATAAATATTAATACACTTTAAAACTTGCGTATATTTTCCTATACCAATGGCTCCATAGAATATGACATTTTTTAATTGATAAATACTCTTTGGAAATAATTTAAATATATTATTCATTTTTGGATGTAAGTTTGTTAGCGTATTTGCAGAAATATATTCTTCAAATAATGTCTCATGATGTTTCATTAATTATATAACTAGATTATTTCTTTATTACAACTTGAACATATTCTATTATTTATTTAATTACATAATATTTACATAATATTAATAATATTAATAATATTCATAACTTAAAACACATTTAGTATACTATTATTATTATTAAATAATGTTTTTAGTTCTTCGAATGAGTCAATATGATATTGACAATGTATATTTTGTAGAAAATTATAGAAATATTAATGAAATTGATATAACAAATCCACAATTTATTCGATTTATTTATTCTACTAATATTTTCAGTTTGAATTGTATATCTATAGAAATCCCATTAAAAATATCAGATGTCGATAAATATTATAATAAATATAAATGTTCATTCTTTATTCAAGAAAATACAGATGTTATTAATTTTATTAAATCATTAGAAAAATCTATATTAGAACACAATTTTATTCACAACTATCATAATAATAAATATCCATTATTCAATTTAAGCGAACAAATACAAAGTTGTGAAATAAAATTATATCAATATAATGAGAATACATCTATTATTCTTAAAATATCTGGAATATGGTGCTCTGGAGATTATTATGGTGTCACTTATAAGTTTTTGTCGATGAATAAATTATAATATTATAACAACATTATAATATTATCAAAATATTTGTTATCCATTTGTTACATATTTATTAATTATTGTATTAATAATAATTATGTACATTAATAAAATAATACTTTCTGCTATTACAAAAAATATATTTATTGAAGTATTACTGAATATTGCATCCTTGTCATTTTTATTACCCTGAACAATATATAAATTAATAAATATTATAGCCGTCACAGTAAATAAAAACATTTGTAAATATAATTTCATATAATTAATAACTTCAACATGTTTTGTTGCAACTTGTTCTGTTGAGTTTTGTGTCATATTCATAATACTAATAAACCATAATAACAATCCAATATTAAATATGATGATTATAAATATGATGAACTTAACTGTCCCATCTAGACTATTTTGATTATTAGTTGGATTCCCAATACCAGTTGAAGATAACATATTCGCCGTAATATTAGGACCAACTGACCATAATAAATAAATTGCTAATAATACTAATGAACATGCTAAAACACTACAACCGATTCTTACGCCTGAACCAGTAATATCTTGATTCATTCCAATTGAAATAGTTATAATACTTATAATAATGATACCAAATATAATCATACTTATTGGAGTTGTACCAGCCATGTGTATAATGTAATATTACATTATAATTCTCATTATTCTCATTATTCTCATTATTCTCATTGTCAAACATTTTTTTACAAAAATGCGAATAAAATAATAAAATATTATATATTTGATTATTATAAATGTTACCAGTAAATACACGTTATGTAACCAATAATTCACATCCTATTATAGATAATGCAAATGAATATATGTTATTTAAGAAATATGTAAGTATTCATTCTGAAGACCGTGATGTAATAAAATATCCAAGTTCAAGCTCATTTGAATTGGAATTACCACAAGATTATACGAATGTTTCAACAGTAACTCTAGGTAATTATGATTTTCCTCTTTCGTATGATATATTTTCTCGAATACAAAATAATATTTTATTTACATTTCAACTTGCATCATATCCAAGTTTACCTTCAGCAATTAATCATACAGATTTTTCAATGAATATTACAGAAGGAACATATAATTTTACTACAATGCCAATTGAATTAACAAATAAAATGAATGAAGCAGTTACAAATTATATATTAAATTATATGACGCAAAATGGAATAGATACAAGTACTTTTATTACCAATGGTGGATATACTGATTTTGTTGTTGTATTTAACGAAGTTAGTCAAACCTTATGGTTTGGTAATACAACATCAGAGTTTGTTATAACAAATACTAGTAAATTATATTATAAAAACACATTACAAAATAATCTTTTATTACCAGATACAGTTGAAACATTTGTAAATTGGGGTCTCCCATCATATCTCGGGTTTTTTAAGTCGAATGCACGTTCTGAGTCAAGTACAACTCCTCCTCGTTTTTATTATGAATCTGGAACAACAGGTTATTGGTTGGTTCCTCAAACAAATACTACGCCAGTTTATTTCTTACAAGCACCTAGAAAATTGAATCTGATTGGTGAAACATTTTTTTATATGGATATACAACTTCTAAATACAATTGATGAATTAACACCATTTTCGACAACTACAATAAGAAAAGAAATAAGTACAAATCAATCAAATGGTATAAATAATTCATCATTTGCTAAAATACCAACGAATCCAGCTGCTCAACAAGGTTCTACATGGATTGCTGGTACAGCTTATAAATTATTTTATCCACCAGCAGAGAGAATACGCAAATTACGTATTAATTTGCGGTTTCATGATGGAACTCCTGTATTTTTTAATAATTTAAACTACACTTTTGTTCTTATATTTACAATACTTATGCCACATACACTTCGTAATTCAAGCTGTATTGATCCTTCACAAGCACAAGGATATAATAATAAGTTAGGATAAATATTTCGACAAAAATAAATATTATTATGAATATTAATTTTTATTTATTCTTTATCCAATTTATGATATCAGTTGTTTGACATATCATATAATCTTTTGTAAAACCATCTAAAGAATAAAACTTGGGTTTTCGCATTTTCGCTGTCTTATAGAAAATATAGGGTTGTCCTTTTTTATTATTCCGTATACTTGTATTTATGTCAATATTTCTTATTATTGACGATTTTCTCGATAAATCATTTACAATATCTTCTTCTCTGTCTTGTTCTTTGTCTTTGTCTTGTTCTTGTTCTTTGTCTTGTTCTTTGTATTCTTCTTTGTATTGTTCTTTGTCTTGATTATTATTATTATTATTCAAAGATATATATATGTTTTGACATACTTCTTCATATGATACTATTTGAGTTAATACTTCATCTAATTTAGATTCCATCATTTTAGTATAATCATATTCAAATAAATCAGCATAATCTGATGATAATAAATATTCGATTACTTTTATACCTAATGGTTGTATAACCAATTTGTTATGTTCTTTATTTTGCTCTTTTTTTACCATTATTTTATTAATTTTATTAGATTCAAACAATTCGTAATTTATAGAATAATCATCATCTCTATCATTTATAATCGTCTGTTTAACAACATATTTTCTATCTTGAATCTTTTGAATAAGAGAAGCATATGTAGATGGTCTACCTATTCCATTTTGTTCCATTAATCTTAATAGATCAGTTTCAGATAAATATGGACATGTATTATAAATAGGGTTACTAATAATCTTCTTATATGGAATAAATGTATCCATCTTAAAATGTACAAAATAATTATATTCTGTTAGGTTATTATTTTTGTTTGCATTTTTTATTATATGCCATCCTTGAAATACAATTTCTTCTATTTTTCTGATATACTTCGAATCAAATGGTGCAGTAATCGAGATAATTTGTTCATTATATTCCATTGGTGACATTATACTCTCTATTGTTGTTTCCCAAATTAATGTATATAATTTTCTCTCTTTGTAACTATATACAGAAGAAGGTATATTTTTTATATTAATATTAGTTGGACGAATTGCTTCATGAGCATTATTTGTTCCATTTAATCTAATATTATTCCCAACATATTGTTCTGTATACTCTTTACAAATGTATTCATTTGCGGTTAAAATAAAATCCTTACTATAATGTTCTGAATCTGTTCTCATATAGGTAATGAAACCTTCTTCATATAATTTTTGACAAACCTTCATAGTTTCCATTGTCGAATAAGGACTCATTTGTAGTATTCTAGAAGTTGTCAATGGTAATGGTGGTTGTCTCAACTTTCTATCGATAGAAGATAATATTTTGTGTTGAAAAATACAAGAATATTCTAAAAAATTCAATACTGCTGTATCTGATTCTAAGATACGATTCAATTTGAATGGAATCATTTTAGAAGTAAAATAACCTATAATTCCATATTTAATAGAACTTGTATCAGTACAATTTCGTTTTAAATTATTTTCATATACTAATCGCAATGTCGGAGTTTGACATCTTCCTGCTGATAATGATGATGTATTTTCAATATTTTTCCATAAAAAAGGCGTTATTGTATATCCAACCATTAAATCTATTGTTTGTCTCGCTTGTTGAGAATATACACGATTCATATTGATTATTGTTGGATTTTGTATTGCATGTTGTATTGCATCTTCTGTAATTTCATTGAATATGATGCGTTTAGTTTTTGTAATGGAGAGTCCATATATATCGCATATATGCCATGCAATTGCTTCACCTTCTCTGTCATCATCCGTTGCTAAAATGACTTCATATGCGGAATTAATCATTTTTCTCATTGATTCCACTAATGCCTTTTTATTTTCACATATTGTATATTTTGGTTGAAATCCATTTTTAATGTCAATATTATTTAAAGAAGTACAATCTCTCATATGCCCAAAACATGCAACTACTTTATATCCTGTTCCTAAATACAATTCTATCTTCTTACACTTTGTAGGTGATTCGACAATAACCAATTTTTTCGAGAAAACCATACATCTATACATTCAAATATTATATAATTTAATTTAATTTTATATAACAAATTGATATAATAATATATAATATAAAAATTATTTTATCATTATATTTATATATGGATAATTTTTATAACAGCAGTGAATATACTATATATACCAAAAGTGGATGTGACTTTTGTAAAAAAGTAAAAAACTTGCTTACACTCGAGAAAAAATCTTTTAACGAATTTAATTGTGATAAACTATTAACAAATAATATAACACGAGAACGATTTCTTTCTAATATAAAAAATAAGACAGGAACCGATTGGAAAACTTTTCCAATTGTGTTTAATAAAACAACATTTATTGGAGGATATAATGAAACCGCAAAATATATTGAAAGAGAAAAGAGTTTCACATCATATCATTTTTAAATAAAATTGCAAACATTGTAAAATATAATATTATTTATTAAATTACTTATCATGAAATTATAACCATATCATATCATATCATATCATATTATATATATTGTTTCCATTGTTTCCAACTAATATTAATTGGTTCAACAATTTCTTCAGTTTTTTCATACATTTTATCTAATTTATCTGATTTTCTAAGAGCACTATCTATGTAAATATTTTTCAATAATTTACCTATTTGAAAAGAACCTTCATGTTGGTCTATTTCTCCATTCTCGATTTGCGCCAGCGTATCAATAAAAAGCATTAACATTTGAATATCAATTTCATCCTTTTTTACACGATTATATATATCTGTATAATGTGTGAATAAGAATGAACATTTTTCAATCGAGATATTCGTTAATCCTTCTAAATCATCCTTATATTCATCTTTTAATAATAATAGTCTATTTATCTCTTCTCTCAATTGTATACTATGTTTTAATGTTCTTATTTTCTGCGTTTGGTCTTCAACATTATTCATTTTAATCAATTTTTGTAATTGTAACTGTTCATTCTCATTCATTGTAATATAATTATTGAAAAATAATTATATTATTTAACTAATATATGAGTAATAATTCAGCATCAACATTAGGTATTCCGCAATTTAAGAGCCAATATGGCAATCCTGGTCAAGAAGCAATCATTGCAAATAAACCAGAAAACTTACGTGTTGTTCAAGGTGGAGGAGCATCACAAGTAGAAGTAAGTACTCCAAATGCTTCAGAAACAAGATTAGCAGAACTTTTTGCTCAATCAGCAGTACAATCACAAAATGATGCAGTTGGAGGTAAAAGACGCAAACGAGGAAAAAAAATAATAACAAAAATGAAATATAAGAAACATATTCACAATAAAAGCCGTAAAAGCCGTAAAAGCCGTAAAAGCCGTAAAAGCCGTAAATACCATCGTCGATAATAAGGTTATTCAATAAAGAATATATTATTATTATATCATATGCTGGCGGATGCTCTTCTATTATTATTTGTTACAGTATGGACTATCGCATTTATGTATATTCCTTATTTATTTGGATTTAAACAAAAAATATTAGATGATTGGGACCTCTATAGATGTAATCCAATGGTATTACCTGTAGCTGGATGGATAAATAAACGAAATGACCAAACCGCAGCAGACGCAACAAGTGAAAACTTCCAATATTGCACACAAAATATTATGGGTAGTTTTATGGGTTATTTATTAGAACCACTCAATTTTGTTACAAATGGTTTGACTGAATTAGGAGGTGATATGTTGAATAGTACAAATGCTATTAGAGCCGTAATAGACCAAATAAGAACATTTTTTTCTAACATAATAAACAGTGTTATGAGTGTATTTATTAATATAATTATTGAGTTTCTAAAAATATTTATAGGAATTAGAGATTTAGCAGGAAAAATAGTAGGAGTTGTTCTTACATTTGTATATATGTTAGAAGGATTAAGTATAACAGGTGAATCATTAATGAATACTTGGGTAGGAGATATTGTATGTTTTCATCCAGATACAATTATTCAAAAAAATGATGGAATAAAATGTAAAATGTCTGAATTGTCTTTAGGAGATAAAATAGACGGAAATAGTACAGTTCAACGTATTATGAAAATAAAAAATATACCAAAAGAACGATTCTACAAAATCAAAAATGAGTCAGAATATATATATGTCACAGGTTCACATCTTATTTATTCATGCAAAAATAATGGATATATACCAGTTTCAGAACATACTGATGCTCAACCTACAAATAATATAATTGATGAATTATGTTGTTTAGTTACTGATAATCATATAATTAAAATCGGTGAATATATATTCCATGATTGGGAAGACGATTATGAAAGAGAGAAATATAAGTATAATAAAATGATTATTTAATATATTATAAAATATGTCTGAGAAAGAAGATACAAATACGTTGAATAAAAGAAAAGCAATCGAACATGTAATGTTATTATACAATAAACAAGGGTATTTTAATTTATATGGTCCTACAGTACTGTATTTTATTTTTATTATATTCATCTTATTTTTAACTATATCTTTTACGACAACTATGATGAATATCAAAGATATTAGTGACAATTGGGAACAAGATAGATGTAATCCATCCATTATGCCTTTTGCTGGTTTTATTAATAAACCGAGTGATAAGAGTTTTCTCGATTATACAAGTGAAAATTATCAATATTGTGTTCAAAATATTTTGAAAAGTATATCTGGTTCAGAATTAGAACCATTTAATTTTATAGTAAGTGCAATTACTGAATTATTCTCTCTAATATTAAATGCAATTAACGCAATAAAATCCATAATATCATCAATTCGAGATACTTTAACTAATATTATGAGTATAATTGCCGCCAAGTTAATAAATATTGTAATTCCAATTCAATACATGATAATTAAATTAAATGATTTATTTAATAAATCACAAACAGTATTTACTACTGGAATGTATACAGTATATTCAATATATTTTATGGTAATATCATTCTTTGATGCATTCGTTAATTTGATGTTAACTACTCTAATTGCTCTAGTAATTGTAATATTTATATTATTGATATTTTTTAATCCATATGCTATTGTACCTATTACTATGTTTACATTAATATCAATACCATTGGCACTCATTATTAATTTTATATCAGAAGTATTTGGAACGCCTAGCTTTCCAGGAATGCCTAAACTGAAAACTCCTGGAAAATGCTTTGATAAAGATACTAATTTAAAATTGATAAATGGAAACTCTGTAAAAATAAGTGATATTTGTATTGGTGATATATTACACGATGGTTCTATTATACAAAGTTATTTAATATTAGAACGCGGTAAAGAAAATATGTATAAGTTAAATAATGTTATTTTGAGTGGTTCACATAGTGTATTATATAAAGATAAATGGATTTATGTTGCAAATCATCCAAATATAGAACTAGTCAGTGATTACAATGAACCCTTTTTATATTGTTTGAATACTAGTACAAAAAACATTGTAATTAATGATACTACATTTTCAGATTGGGATGAAATCTTAGTTAATGATATATATTTGAAATTATTAAGAAATATTAGTAAAAAACGAAGACAACTAGATCAAGTCCATCGTTTTTATAATAAAGGTTTTCCATCATCTACTTTAATTGAATTAAAAGATGGTACAAAGAAGTCAATAATAGACATAAATATTGGCGATGAATTAAAAAATGTTGGATATAAATATCCAATTCATGTATATGGAAAAGTTATGATAGATTCACAAAACTTGATATATGGTAATTTATTAGATGTGACAAATAAATATACTAAATCTTTAGGAAGTTTGTATCATTTGCTAACAAATGAAGGGTTTTTTTATATAAATGATAATAAGTATTTTGATTATAATGCGTGTATAGATTTATATATTGAAAATAGTGATTATCGTTGAAAATATAATATGGATATAGATTCATGAAATTACAATATTATACCATTATACATAATTTATTATCTATAAATTATGTATAATGAGGTTATCAATTAATGTCGAAATTATCATTATTTTAATAATAATATTCGTAATTATATTCTATTCTTGTGCAAAACCAAATACTCCATATATGTTATTAGAAGGATTTACTAATGCCGCTAAAAATGCTGGATTAAAACCAATCATTAAAACGAAGGTAACCCCTAATCAAAATAATAAAGAAGCTTTCTCAAATAAATCATATCATAATAATTCAGATGATGATGAAATCATATTAATGTTTAAAGATACGCCATTCAAACCAGAATGTTGTCCTACTACGTTTTCAAATAGTATGGGATGTTCTTGTATGACAAATAAACAATATGAATACTTAATTCACCGTGGAGGGAATAATGTTCCATATAGCCAATATTAGCTAAAATGTGAGTAAACATATTGAACAATAACGTATTTGTATTGTTTTATCCGGATTAATATCTATATCGTCATAAATCATATCATGAATACAATTAATGCGCAATTTATCTTCAATTAAACGTTTGAAATTATCAATTCGAATTATTGTATTAACATTGAACGCAGGATTTTTATGAATATATTTATTATGTCTATTTATAAACCTTAACATTATTAACAAATTATCTACTATTGGAGTTAACGGACTTAATGGAATGTTAATATCATCCAAATCCATTTTTAAATAATAATAATTATATATTATTATTTAAACCATAAAATGAAATCTTCATCAAATTAACCAATTAAATATACAGATTACGAAATGTCGTATTACCTTCTTCTATTTTTATCAATTTGTCGACAATATCTTTTGTTACTTGAAATGGAAAAGTTACATTTAATACCATATCTTTTTCAAACAAGTTTTCGCCTGTTTTCATTAAACGATATAGATTCAATTTAGTATGTATTATTTCTATACAACGTTTCAAGTTTCGAACACCATCTTCATTTTGACAATAACGTTCAATAATATGATGTAACGCATCATCAAGAATAATAATTTGTTGTTCTTCAAATGCAACTTGTTTTCTAATATTAGGCATAAGATATTGATGACTAATAATTGTTTTTTGCTTCATATCATAACCTTTTGTTTTAATACGATACATTCTATCTTTTAATATTGGGTTCACTTTAGACTCGTCATTATAACTAAAAATAAATATACATTTACTTAGGTCAAAATCTATCTCTGAAAAGTACTTATCATGAAATTGACTATTTTGCGTTGTATCTGTCAAATGTGTCAAAATACTAGCAATTTCTTCGCCCTTTGGAGTATCACTTATTTTATCCAATTCATCAAAATAGATAACTGGATTCATACTCTTACTTTCAATTAATATTTGTACAATTTTACCCCAAGTACTACCTTCATATGTATACGAATGCCCTTCTAAGAAACTGCTATCCGTCGCGCCACCTAATGCAATAAACGCAAAAGGACGATTTAATATTTTGCTAATACCTTCTTTTACCAATGATGTTTTTCCACTTCCAGGAGGTCCATGTATCGCTATTGCCGTCCCAATAGAAGAAGGATTTGTAATTAGTTGCCCTAATATTTGCATAATTTGCATTTTGGCATCATTTAAACCATATACCGCGGCATCTAATGTCTTCTGTGCTTGTTCCATAAAATCATGACACTTATCTACTCCATCGGAAAAATGTATAGGTAATTTATCTACTTTTCCAAAAGGGATTCGCATAAAAGTATCAACCCAATTTTTAATTTTATAATATTCGCCATTAGATGAATCCATATTACGTAAGATAGCCATTTTTTTCATTGCTTCTGTCTTATATACAATTGGAATATCTGATTCAATCAGTGAGAGACGATATGGTTTATCGAACTTATCATATTCATTTATTTCTCTAATTTTTTTAATAATTGTCTTTTGTTCATCTATATTTAATTTGACAAAATAGTCAAAATCATTTAACATGCTTTTATTTTTTATAATTTTACGAAAAATACGTTCATTTCTTTCTTTTTGTTTTTCACATTTTCGCTCAAGTTTTTCATTATGTTTAACAATTGCATCTTTACAATCTTTTATACATTTTCGAATTAACACATTATTATATTTATTTTTAATTTTATTTAATTGAGTAATGATATCTTCATTTTTTACCTTATCGTCAGAAATACCTGCATTTTCCATATCTTGTATTTTACTTATAATCTCATTTATTACAATAAAACTTTCAGTAGAAGATTTATTTTTATCATTTTTATCATTTTTATCATTTTTATCATTTTTATCATTTTTATCATTTTTATCATTTTTATCATTTTTATCATTTTTATCATTTTTATCATTTTTATCATTTTTATCTTGTTGTTTTTTATTTTGTAATTGTGTTGATACAGATTGTTTCTTGTTTACGATAATAGGAGGTTTATAATCAGGGTCATTTTGTTCTTCATCTTCATCATCATCATCTTCTTCTTCTTCATCATCAGATGAACTTATTTCATCATCTTCATTTTCTGTCTTATAATCTTCATCATCGCTATCAAACTCTTCATAATATTCTTCATCATCTGATTCATTATCATCTTTTATTGAAAAAATAATATTAAACTTATTTGTAACATTTTCATTATCATCTATCATAGTATTATCACTACTTTTATTTTTTCTTAATTTATTAACGCATGTAGTTGTCTTTGTATTTTGTTCATCATTTATTTTATCTGTCAAGTATTTTGAAGGAAACAATTTATTCAGAAACTTTTGATATTCTAATAAGTTAATATTCAAATCATCATCATCGGATGAAGAATCGTTATTCGGTGGAAGTGGTTTTGTATCATTTCGTTTTTTTGAACGAGTTATAATTTCCGATTTAGTATCTTTTCTCGAAATAGAATTGTCTTTAATAGGTTCTTTATCTCTTTTAGACATTAATAATAATATTAATAATAATATTGATTATTATTTTAAATGGTATTTCATATTTATTAACTATATACCATATACCATGTTACAATTTACATCATTTAAAGCAAAATATTCGCATATAGAAAGAAAAAAAGAATCTGACCGAATATTAAAAAAATACCCAAATAAAATACCTATAATATGTGAAAAAATAAAATCTCAAAATATTTTAAATATAAAAAAGAATAAGTTTTTAGTGCCAAGAGACATTATTATTGGTCAATTCATCTGTATTATGCGAAAATTAATTAATATTAACCAAGATACCGCTCTTTTTTTATTTATTAATAATAATATTCCACCAAGTTCAGCATTTATTTCGGATATTTATGAACAATATAAAGAACCAGATGGGTTTTTATATATAAGCTTTTCTACTGAAAATACTTTTGGATTCGGATAATTTCGACAAATTATTTGTCGAAATTATTCAATTATTAAATGGTTCAATCATATAAAATAAAATAAATAAATTAATCACGCGATGCTGCTGCACTTGCGGTTGCTGCTCTTGCAGCGGCGAGACGAAGATTAGCAGACGCGGCAACATTAGCATTTGCTGCTCTAGATGCGGCAGCGGCAGCTCTAGCAGATGCGGATCTAGATGCTTTAGCTGAACGTGACCTCGTTGCTGATCTAGCGGCTTTTGCTGCTCTAGATGCGGCGGCAGCAACACTTCTTGCTGCTTTTGCTGCTCTAGATGCTGACATGGCTGCTGCTCTAGCAGCTGAAGCTGATGCTGATCTAGCGGCGGACCTTGATCTAGCAGCGGATCTTGATCTAGAGGCGGATCTTGATCTTGATCTTGAACGACGAGTAATTTTTCCCATTATAACTTACGGTGAGATTATTTTTTTATAAAATGTCTAAATTATTCGAAACAAATAAAAAAATATATGATTTCTACCAAATTGTATCAGTATTATGCCACCACATTTTATTGTCTTTCTTTATATCAAATATTTCCCTAAATATAATTGAACGAGACAAAGGAATATTTGTTCTATATTTATCTAATGGATGAGGATTCGTCTTTAAATTTGCATTTAACGCACGTTTGAATATTTTTTGTCGCATTTGATACGCATAATAAATAAAAAATTGTTCAAACGATAATTTTTGAATAGGCATAATTTTGTTTTGGAATTTATGTAAGTTTGCTAAATATTCTACGCAAATTGCCAATCCAGAAATATCAGCCATATCTTCTCCTAAACCTAATTCTACATCATATGTTATTCCGTCTCTCTTTGCAAACTCTTTATATTGCGCGAGAATATCATCTTGTTTCTTCTTAAATATGATTTTATCTTTTTTTGTAAACCAATCATATAAACGTCCTGTTTGGTCATATTTACTACCCCAATCATCTAAACAATGACTCATTTCATGACCAATAGTAAATCCTACATGTGCTAATATATATTCAATACTCATTGTCATATCTATAAATGGTTTTTGAATATATCCTAATGGTATATATATAGAGTTTTTTATTGGCGTATAAGAAGCATTTACTACATATGCTTGTGTTCCCGTAAATTTTGGTGGATATTGACTCCAATCCATTGTTGGAATATCAACATTTTTTGTCGATTTACCATCAAGTAATAATGTCTGATTAAAACGCCATTGAAATATCATAATCATATTTTCGAGTAAGTTATCAGTATAATGTAAAATTGGGTCTTTTCGTAAAATGGGTTGAGAACCAATAATAATTTTCATATCATTTAATTTTAAAATTGCACTATTTTGTGCGTTTGAAGATAACCATTTATTATTTTGAATCATTCGTATAAAGATTTGCCTTAATTCTTCTGTTAATATTTCTAAATACTTAATATTATTTTCATTCTTATATTTCTTGATGTATTGATTAGATAAAAATGTATTAAATGCCAATCCTAATTCGAATATACCACTTATATTTTCATTTATAATATCACCTTGTTCGCCTCTTTCAAATTTTCCACGAAATTGATATATAATTTCTCGTGTTTTTTTACAAAATAATGCGGTTTGTCTTACATAATTAAAAATAAAATATGTTCTTAATGCTTTTGTATTCCATTCATTTAATAACATTTCCGTACCATATTTTAGATAATTTACACTATTTGTAATAAACCAATCTGGCGTCTTTTCAAATCCTATCGTTTTACAAAATATATCCCAATTAAACTTATATTTCGACAAAGCTTCTGTTTTGGTTATTATATTATAACTATTAGGGTCTTCCTTTTCTGTTATTTTTCCATAAGCATTTAACATTTTTACTTCTATCTGAAATATATCATTTGGATCAAAACCATGACCTTTACCAAATATAGTATCAAATAATTTCATAATTGTTTTGAAATAATGTCTCTTATATTTAGCTTTATATTCGTAATCAGTGCAATCATCAAAATATACATTGATATCAACCATTATAAAACTCGGACCATTTAATACTGGACGAAACTTTATTGGTTCAATACCGTCTGGACTCATATCATAAACAAAAGGTAAACCAACAGAATTGAGTTCTCCTGCGGTTTTATTAAATAATCCCAATAATACCCATAAGTTTTCTTTATTATCATCTTTCATTAAATTATCCAATTTCATTATCATGTTATCTGAGTTTATACGTAATTCTTCAAGAGATGAAAATGTTTTTGTTGAATTATAAAAAGTATTTAAACATTTACCGAAAGTTGTATTTTTAGATGTTTTTAAATAGTTTTCTATTATATCGAATAATTGTTCATATACTTTTCTTTGTACAAGACGAAAATCATCAAACTCTACAATATATTTATCACCTTCTGGTATTTTAAAGTTTTTTAACCAATCATAATTAACCCAATTATAAAAATCATCTTTAGGATTAAACTGTGTATTATTATAAAATTTTTTAATCAATTTAATTCGTTGTTTATATTGTTTTTTACGAGTTTGGTTTAATAATGATTTTTTATTAACAATAAATTGCTTTTCAAATGATACTATTGGAAATAAACTACCATTATTTATGTCTATACTTTTACCTTTTTTACTCGATATATTCTTGTTTGTATACCTCATAATATTTATATATATTATATCATATCACTTATATTTCTTAATAACTTATATTTCTTAATAATTCAATATTCAATAATTAATAAATTAAATTAAAAGATAAAATACCGTAATAACAAATTATTATAATAACAATATATCTCTAAATAAAAATAAATTGATTTTAAACAATATAAATAAATCTTTTATATTAGAAGAGAAGAATGTCATTGAACAAAACAAATCCTAGTAAAATCATTGGGATTCAATTCAGTATTCTATCTCCCGAAGAAATTCGGAATAGTTCTGTTGCGGAAATTACTTCGAGAGATACATATATTAATAATAAACCTGTTATAGGTGGTCTATTTGATCCACGAATGGGCGTATTAGAGCCTGGTCTCATTTGTCCGACAGATGGATTGGATTATATGAAGACGCCTGGATATTTCGGTCATATTGAATTAGCACGACCTGTATTTTATATACAATATTTTAATACAATACTCAAAATACTGCGTTGTGTTTGCTTTAAATGTAGCAAATTGCTTATCAACAAAATAACGTATAAACAAGCTCTCAAATTAGTTGGAGAACAAAGATGGAAATATGTATTCAATCTCGCTAGTAAGAAACATTATTGTGGTGAAGACAATGATGATGGTTGTGGTTGTATGCAACCATTAAAGGTACGCAAAGAAGGTTTAGCGACAATCATTGCTGAATGGAAAGATGATATTGTCATCAAATTAACCGCAGAAATGATATTGAAAATATTTCGGCGAATATCTGATGAAGATGTCAATTTTATGGGATTCAGTCCAATTTGGAGTCGACCAGATTGGATGATATGTCAAGTCATGGCAGTTCCTCCACCACCAGTAAGACCTTCTGTTAAACATGATTCTTCTCAACGAAGCGAAGACGATTTGAGTCATATTTTAGTAAATATTATTAAGACAAACAACACTCTTCAAGAGAAAATACAAATAAATGCGAATGAAAATATTATTGAAGATTGGACAACCTTATTACAATATTATATTGCAACACAAGTCGACAACAAGTTGCCAGGAGTATCTTCTGTGGCACAACGCTCAGGTCGTCCATTGAAATCTATCAAAGACCGTTTGAGTGGGAAAGGTGGTCGTATGAGAGGTAACTTGATGGCAAAACGTGTTGATTTTAGTGCGCGTTCTGTTATTACTGCGGATCCCAATATTTCCATTAGAGAACTCGGTATTCCAATGAAAATAGCAAAAAATATTACCAAACCTGTTCTTGTGAATGAACGAAATCGTGCGTTCTTGACAAAATTGGTGCGAAATGGTCCCGATATTCATCCCGGTGCTAAGATTCTCGAGAAGAAAAATGGCAATACCATCACTCTGCGATATATTGACCGCAATTCAATTATTCTAGAAGATGGTGATATCATTCATCGTCATATGATGAATGGCGATATCATTCTGTTCAATCGTCAACCGACGTTACACAGAATGTCAATGATGGGACATGTCGCACGAATTATGAAGCAAGGTGATACCTTCAGGATGAATGTTGCTGACACAAAACCATACAATGCTGATCGAAAATGTGACAATTTAAAGTCATAAGCCATCGAGGTTAGCAACAGGGAGCGTGAAAAGCGTGCAACTCTCTAGTGAATAAATCAAATATACTTGAGGCAAACAATTTAAATAGACATAATCATACTAATACAATAATGGACGACACTAAACCGCAAATTGTCACACATAAAGTTTGTTCTGTTTGTGAAGAAACAAAAACTATTGAACACTTTTATAAACTTGGACATGGTTTAGTTTGTCGTAACTGTAATAATTATAAAAGACGACAAAGGTATAAAAATGATGAAGAATATAGATTAAAAATTATAAAAGAATGCAGTGAAATTAAACACAATAAGGTTATTGAAAAACGCAAAATATTACAAGAACAACAATCTTTAATCGGTATAGATAATAAACAATGTAGATATTGTCATGAAATTAAACACAAAGACAGATTCCGTTATAATCGCTTGAAATGTCGTGATTGTGAACGAGATGACCCTGTTGAAAAGTTTAAACGATATATTAGAACACGTATCTACAATTGTCTACGATATAAAAATAAAGATCTGCATTCTATTGATTATCTTGGTTGTTATTCTCACGAATACTTCAAATGGATATTCAGTTATAATCAAAATTGTACTTTGGAAAATCACGGTAAAGAATGGCATATTCACCACGTTATACCAATATCCAGATTTGATTTAACTGATAAATCCGAACAATTATTAGCATTTAATTGGAGAAATACAATGCCTTTGTCGTCTAAAGATAATTTATCTAAAAATAATAAAATAATTAAAGAGCAGATTAGTGCTCATCTTATAACACTACAAGAATATCATATTAAACATAATCTTGATTTGCCTCAAGTATATATAGATTTATTTGCAAAACACCTTGATGCGGGAACACCCTTAGAGCCTTTACTACCACTCGTTGATGGAAACATTATCGAGGAACTCGGTTAATTGCCGAACCCAATGGTAATAATGTAAAGGATTGGGCAATCCGCAGTGTTACTTCCTAAATCCATTATGGTAAGGATATGGAAGGCACTCAGAGACTGAACGGGTGTTGGTTCGCTGTGAAGATCTAACCAATCTGAGTGAGCTTAAGATACAGTCCGACCGTTTGGGAAACCTTACGGAGTTATCGTTCGATGGCGACGAGATGAACTTACATATGCCTCAAGACGTAGAGGCAGAGTCTGAATTGAGGAACTTGGCAGCAGTTCCTAATCAAATAATTAGTCCAGCAAATAATTCACCTATTATCGGTATATTTCAAGACTCAATGTTAGGTAGTAATAGATTCACACGACCTAATATCCGTTTTGAAGCTAGAACAGCAATGAACTTATTGATGGGATTTCAACGTGTCAATGAAAACAAATTAGATGATATTTTACAGAACAATGATGGATTCATTTCTAACTTCCATATATTATCGCAAATTATGCCTCCATTGTCACTGAAATATCCTACCAAGTTATTCAAAAAAGATGAAGATAAGGAAACATCCAATAATATTCTTGAAATAAAAAATGGCGAATACATTCGTGGACAAATGGAGAAAGGTGTTCTTGGAGGAGGTTCAAAAAGTATCATTCAGCGTACTTGTAATGATTTTGGAAATATGGCAGCATCCAACTTTATCGACGATTTACAAAACATTGTCACTGAATATATGAAGTCAAGTGCATATAGTGTTGGTATTGACGATTTAATTGCGAATGATGAGACAAAACATCATATCATCAAAGAAATTACTTCAAAAAAAGAAGACGTCAAGAATCTTATTGATCAAACACATATTGGTATTTTTGAAAACAAAACTGGAAGAACAAATCAAGACGAGTTCGAAACGCAAGTAAATAATATTTTAAACAAAGCAACACATGAGGCTGGGTCAATTGGATTGAAGAGTTTGAGTAAGAATAATAGGTTTGTTATTATGGTTAATGCCGGTTCCAAAGGAAGTGATTTGAATATTTCACAAATGATTTCATGTCTTGGACAACAAAATGTTGATGGAAAACGTATTCCTTATGGATTTGACCATCGTACATTACCTCATTTCACAAAGTATGATGATAGTCCGATTTCTCGTGGATTTGTAGAAAGCTCATATATTAATGGTCTTTCTCCACAAGAACTCTTCTTTCATGCAATGGGTGGTCGTGTTGGTTTGATTGATACTGCTGTGAAAACATCTACAACTGGTTATATTCAAAGACGATTAATCAAGGGTTTGGAAGATTTGATGGTATCATATGACATGACAGTCAGAACAAATAAAAATAAAGTTGTTCAATTCATATATGGTGATGATGCTATTGATACTGTCAAAGTTGAAAACCAGACGGTTCCTCTCGTGAAAATGAGTATACAAGATATTTATTCTCATAATGATTTCCCAAATGATGCTGCATTATTGAAATCATTAAAAAGTATTATGACGGGTGATGCCTTCAAAAAATACAAAAAAGAAATTACTGAAACTAAAAAATTGTGTAAGTTTTATACTGATTTGATGATTCAAAAACGTAATGATATTGTCGAAAATATTTTCCGATATAAAGATGACAGTAATGTTTATTGTCCGGTCGCATTTCATTATCTAATTGGTAATATCCAGAACCAAATGTTAATTAATGCAAACTCAATCATCGATATTACATTCTTGGAAGCATTTAATATGATAACAGAGTGTCTATCTAATTTAGACAAAATATACTATTCTCCACCAACTGATTTATTTAAGACATTATTCTACTTCTATCTTGCACCAAAAGAACTATTATTTGTAAAACGGTTTAACCGTTCAGCATTAGTTCTTCTATTAGAAAAAATATCACTTGATTATAAACGTGCAATTGTTGCTCCAGGTGAAATGGTGGGTATGATTGCAGCGCAAAGTATTGGTGAACCAACAACTCAATTAACTCTTAATACATTTCATTTTGCTGGAGTTTCGAGTAAATCAAATGTTACACGTGGTGTTCCTCGTATTGAAGAAGTTTTATCATTATCATCAGAACCTAAAAATCCTTCATTGACAATTTATATGAAACCAGAAGATGAAGACGACCGTATCAAAGCACAATCTATTATGTATTCATTGGAATATACGAAATTGGTTGATCTTGTTGATACAATAGAAATATGTTTTGAACCATCAGATGAAACTACAAATAGTTCTTGTTTTAATGATACAGAATTGTTACAACAATATAATCGTTTTGAACAGATGATAGATGAATGTAATGTAGACGGCAAAAGTGGACCAAGCATAGATAAATCAAAATGGATGTTACGAATGGAAATGAATGCTGAAGTCATGCTAGAAAAGAATATTACTATGGATGATATTCATTTCACCCTAAAGAATAGTTACGGTAATGATATTTCATGTATATTCTCTGACTATAATTCAGATAGTCTCGTATTTCGTATTCGTATGAATAATTTACTTCAATCACAGAAGAAGGGTTCTGTTGCATCATTAGACCAGTTTGACCAGATTTATATTTTGAAGAACTTTCAAGAACAATTATTAAATAATACAATCATTCGTGGTATAAAGAAGATTAATAAGGTTATTTTGCGTAAGATTTTGAATAATGTATCTGAACAATCTGGTATTTTCAAGAAGAAAGATATATGGGTATTGGATACAGTTGGTTCTAATTTATTGGATATACTTGCATTGGATTATATTGACATGTCGAGAACAATTAGTAATGATATTATGGAAGTTTATAATGTACTCGGTATTGAAGCAGCAAGACAAACTATTTATGCGGAATTATCAGAAGTATTAGAGTTTGATGGAGGTTATATTAATTATCATCATATGGCGATGTTGTGTGACAGAATGACATATTCGAGTAAACTAATATCAATATTCCGTCATGGAATCAATAACGATAATATTGGTCCTATCGCAAAAGCATCATTTGAAGAAACACCCGAAATGTTCTTAAAGGCAGCAAAACATGGAGAATTAGATATTATGCGAGGAATATCTGCTAATGTAATGGTTGGACAAGAAGGTATGTTTGGTACAAACGCATTTCAGATTATATTGGATATTGATACAATGAAGAAATTGATTATTACTGAAGAAAATAAATATCGCAAAGAAGATTATCAAGAAGTTATTAATAAACATTTCAGTCATATTGAAGAAGCAGCTGGTTCAGATTGTGCTACTTCTAAATTAAAAATTAATAATAATATTCACTTTACAGAACATGACTTAGTAGAAGAAGCAGAAGATGATGGTTATTTACCAGATGGATTATAATATATCTATCTATGATTCATAATTATGGTTAATAATTAATTGTATAATATTAACATATTATTTTTATTGTACTAAATGATAATAATCGACAAAATATTATTATCATTTAGTATTTTTTTATTTTACAAACTTATACTTCTTGGTCACTATTATTAATTATCATTATCATCTTCAATCTCAAGATATTGTCGATTTCTTTTAGTTTTTATTTTAATTCCATATTTTTTCTTTAATTCTGGAAAACTTAATGCACGATATTGATTATATTGTGGTGGTATATCAGAGTTTGGATTTTTGCGGAGTTTATTCCATTCTGAATAAGTATATGTTGAAATAAGTTCTTCAATTATACTTTTCTCTTTTATAATGTCTTCATCCAATAATAATATTTTTTTAGTAGTATTACCTTTTTTCTTAACATTTTTGATTTTTTGAATACGAGGATTTGGATTTATTGCTGTCTCTGTAGTTTGTTTTGCTGCTGCTGCTGTAGAAGGTGGTTCTAAACGAATTGATTCATTTAATTCTGATAATTGTGCTCTTTCTTGATATTTTGTCTTCTTTTTTATTTCATAAGAAGTTAAAAATAAATCTATATCAGTATCTTCTCTGAGAGCATTTATAATATCATCTCTCTTATTACAATGTAATTCATCCAATGAAATAAGAATACTATTATCTTCTATTTTATTAATTAATTTATAATTTACAATATGTTCATTTCTCGAAGGAGAAGTAATAATAAATACATATTCATTTATAGATTCATCTGGAGATTTATTCAATATCAAAAATCGTCTTTCATATAAAGAGAGAAATACTGGTTTATGTGAAATAAGTATTGATGGTATTTGAAACTCAATCATTAAAATCATTAAGTCAAAGTTTGTAATAAAAAAATCATCCGAAAAAATAAAATCAACAAGATTAATTATTTTCCGTGCTAATTGGTCTGTCAAATACTTTTTACCTTCTATCTCCAATATATTAATTAATTTATCTCGATATTTGTCAAATAAAGCATTATATAATTTATATAATGTTGCTTTTATAAAATCTACTGTTATATCTTTACCATTAATACGTTTTACAATATCAATAATAATTTGATAACCACAATCAATAAGATTACTATATTTGAATGCAGCAAAATATATTGGGTTAAAACATTTTTTCCAATATAACATACTAAATTGTTCGTTTTCGGTAACACATTTGCTGTTATCATTTTTTCCAATGTCTGTTAAAGAAATTATATTTTCTGTCAAAATTGCATTGTCATATGTATTATAATGAATATATGGATTCATTTTATCTTCTGTCAAGTTCTTGAAATAGTCTTTTAATTCTGTCTCCATAATCAATATTTCATCATTATTCAAGTTATAATTCAAAGAACCAAATGATAAATATGTATTTGGTTTGAATATATAAGAGTTGATTCTTTTGTATCGTATTAATTGATCCGTAAGTTTACCAAAATATATAGTTTCATTATCGTATTTTAATTTTTCAGATAAGAAGCCTTTATTGGGTAAGTTCAATTGACAATCTGTTGTAAAAGAACAAAGAGGTCTTCGAACATCACATTCTGTTTTTTCTAAAAATAAACATGATGAAAACTCTCCAATAATACCAATATAATCTTTCACTTCTATATCGACAAAATTGATTTTATTACTAACACGTACTAAATGTTTCAATATATCTAATACCATTTTATACTTCTGATTATATGTAAAAAACATATTCTGTATAATATTCTCTAATTGTTCTCTCAGTTTGACATAATCATATTTATTCAAAAGAAGACGAATCGTATTCCTAAAAGCATTATAAAACATGCTTTCTAATCGAATGAGAAGTATTTTTTCTGTCCGTTCTTTATCTTCTTCTGTTTCATTTAATAATATATCTTCGTCTTTATAATAATCAAGTAGATTATTTTCTCTTAATGGTATCAAATCATCATCATTTTCGAGATCTTCAATATATTCATCCGGTTCACTGAGTTTAACGAACTGATTTGTTTCTGTTATTATGCCAACAATACTCTCATCTTCTAAAACTTTTATAATTGGTTTACAATTTATTTTTGTAATTTTATTTATATGTTTTAAAAAATTGCGGGTTTTTTTATATGTATTGTATATTCTCGAATCGCCAATAAATACATAATCATAATCATTTCTTATAGATGATGGAAAACAAGGAACAATTCCTTCTAATAATTTACCGTTTTCATATTTATGAATATATAATGATATGACTTTACTAGAATAATTAACAACTTGATATATAATTTCATAATCGTGTCGTTTTAATACTTTGACAATATCATCTAATAACATTGGATTTTCGTATTTATATACTCTCGATTTATGTATTGGATTACATTGATGTTTCATAATAGGACCGATTACTTTAGTTAATACTCTCTTTATATTCGGAGATAAATAAGGATTTCGTAGATAAAAAAAAGGCAATTGACTTATAAACTTAGCATCGTTATTTTTTACCATAAAAATCGGTTCAAAATATTGGTGACCATTATTAGTTGCGGTGTATATAAAAACGCTTGATTTTGAAGGACTATAAGCATTTGAAGAATAATGATTTGTAGGACAAATAATTTCAATATTACATGTTTCATCATTACAAGCCGAATATAGAATAACCATATTGATACCTTTTTTCTCGATAAATAATCCATCAGGACTACAAATCATATCCCATAAATATGTATAATCTATTATAACAGTGTCATCTTTTAAATACTGAATAAAGTTTTCATATGATTGTATAACATTGACAAAATATTGGTATTTTGGGTCATTCTCCCCAATTGGGGATTGTATATTTTTAAATAGTTTTTCATATAATAGAGATTCTTGATAATATGTAATATTTGGTTTTTGTTTTTCTGATTTCGTATTTTCTGCAGATGAATTTGGTTCTGATTTAAACATTTGTATTAGGTCGCCATTTTGAGAACTAATAAATCGGTCTAATGTTACAAACGGAATTAAAACTTCTTCTTTGAAATCTTTTATTGATTTTGCTGTAGAAATTATATTATTTTGGTCTTGTGTATTATATACATATTTATACAATACTGATAAACAAGATATAAATGATTGTAATGGGTCTGCTTCTACACCAATTCGTAGTAAGCATTCTTTACCTTTTACAATTTTGTTTATATTATCAGTATATTCTATATTACAACCCGATTCATTATGATGATTTAAGAACATTGTTAAATCTATTGGTAAATGTCCATACATACCTTTTGAGAGCGGAAAATTTGCTGGTTTCTTAATATCTTCATGAGTTTTACCTTTTTCTTTTGCTGCCTTTTTTATAGTTGTTGGTTGAACTTCCTCTGATTCTTCTTCTCTTTTTCTTTCTTCTTTTTCTTCTCTTTCTTCTTTTTCTTCTTTTTCTTCTTGTTGATTTGAAATCATTGCAGCAGCAAATCGTTCGGGTTCTAATATTGGGTCTGGTAAATTAGATGCTGTACATTTTGCCTTTAATTCTTTTTGTTTTTTCTCGATTTTACTGAAACAACAAGGCATGCATAATCCATCTTTATTATTGATAAATCCAGGATAATGTTGTTTATAATTTTCATCATCCGTACCGTGAACATCTTTATAATAGAAATGATATACATATTCACCCGGTTTTACTGTCTTTGCATTGGGAGGTATGATTTTTGGCCATCCACATATTTTTGCATTTTTATCAGTTATTGGAGACCATGTTTTTAAACACCAATATCTAGGACATATATAATAATTAGTTGATTTAGGATTTGTTCCAAACCTGATGATTGTTTGGTCACGTAATCCTTTTTCTAAAAAGTCTGGTATATCTTTTAATATGCGACGCATTTCTGATTCTGTTACTAGAACAGGCTGTCTTCTTTGAACTGATTGACAAGACCTTGAATATTTTTTATACAGATTACTAACATTTTTTTCAAAGAAAATTAATTCTTTATTCTCGATTCTAGATTGAAATGGATTAGGATATGTTAAACTGCGTCCATCCCAATTTTCTAACCATTCATTATCTTCATTTGGAATAGTAGAGTCTTTCATAATAATTTGGTTTTGTTCTGGCGATTGTAAACTATTCGAATTAATTTCGACATCTGAATCTAATTGTTGAATAATATCATTTTGTTCTAATTTATCAGATGATAGTGATGATGATGATAATCCAATATTACTATAATTATTTGCGATTGGTTGAGTTATATTAGCATTTTTTTCTTCTTGTTTCGAGAATATTTCTTCTTCTTTATTTTCCCCATTTGGGATATTGTCATCATTAATTATTTGATAAGAAGAAGATTGTGGTTCTTCTATTTTTTGAGAAGAAGAAGAAGAAGATTGTGGTTCTTCTATTATTTCAGGAGAAGAAGATTGTGGTTCTTCTATTTTTTGAGAAGAAGAAGAAGAAGATTGTGGTTCTTCTATTTTTTGAGAAGAAGAAGAAGAAGATTGTGGTTCTTCTATTTTTTGAGAAGAAGATGATTGTGGTTCATTAATTATTTGAGATGAAGATGATTGTGGTTCATTAATTATTTGAGATGAAGATGATTGTGGTTCATTAATTATTTGAGATGAAGAAGATTGTGGTTCATTAATTATTTGAGATGAAGATGATTGTGGTTCATTAATTATTTGAGATGAAGATGATTGTGGTTCATTAATTATTTGAGATGAAGATGATTGTGGTTCATTAATTATTTGAGATGAAGATGATTGTGGTTCATTAATTATTTGAGATG